AGATCGGCTCCAGCGGCCACTCCGCCAAGATCGGCTCCAGCGGCGACTCCGCCCAGATCGGCTCCAGCGGCCACTCCGCCAAGATCGGCTCCAGCGGCCACTCCGCCCAGATCGGCTCCAGCGGCCACTCCGCCCAGATCGGCTCCAGCGGCCACTCCGCCAAGATCGGCTCCAGCGGCCACTCCGCCCAGATCGGCTCCAGCGGCCACTCCGCCAAGATCGGCTCCAGCGGCCACTCCGCCAAGATCGAAGCATCCGGAAAGGATGCTGTAGTCGCGTGCGCTGGACCCGGAAGCACCGTTTCCGCCGTTGCGGGGGGAGCTATCTGCATCCCGTATCACGACGGAAAGCGGACCCGGTTCGCTGTTGGCTATGTCGGTGAGGATGGGATCAAGGCAGGCGTTCTGTACCGCGCCGGAGCTGGAAAGCTCGTGCCGGCATGACATCCATCCGCACCTTCCTCGCCTTTATCCCCTTCGTTGCTTGGCTGGCCCTGTTCGTCAGCTTTGTTTGGAGAGCGCTATGAGCGTCCGAACTGAATACCAAATCCTGCGAGACGAACAGGAGAGGGTTGAGCGCAAGCTGTCAGCGCAGGGCCGCGCCTTCGCCCGCTGGTTTCCGGCCAAGGCTCCAGTGGATCACTTCGTCTGGCGTGATCCGTTTGCGTCGGCGCCAGAGATCGAAGCGTGGCCGGCATGACCCCCGAGCCCTTCACCGAAACCAAAGCCGCCCCCCAGGTCCAATGTGACCTCTGCGATTGGCCCATGCCGACGCCTGATCACTGCGTCGAGATCGGGGAAATCCTGGGGATGCTGGTCTGCTCGCAATGCGCGGAGGACACCCTTGAGGGAGCCGTCAACACCGGAGCAACGCTGGCGCTGGTGGGAGGAAGCCATTGATGGCCTGTCACCGCCTGTCCACGACAACGACCCGCAGCAAGGGTACTTCGCGGTTCGCAAGTTCCGCTACGGGCAATGGGTCAAGGGTCCAATGGTCCCGGCCCGCGTCTGGTGGGAACCCGGCGAAATCGACCCCGAAACCGGAGAGCTTCTGTCCGACGAGCGCTGCTGCGCCGAGGTCGATGGGAAGCCCGTCAACCCCTGGAGATCATGGTCATGGATAGCGCGCAGGCCGATACCTTTGAGCGAGTGGGAGTGGCTGAAGGCGATGAGCCCGCTGTTGCCGAGCAAACCGCCAACGCGCCGAAAAGCCTGAAGGCCCGGCTGGCCGCGATCCGTGAAGAAGCCTTCGGCATCGGCAAGGACAACATCAAGATGAAGTCCAAGGCGGGCGTGGAGTTCACCATCAAGGGCCACACCGTTGAGGCGGTTCTGTCAGAAATGCGCCCCCTCTTCGCCAAGCACGGCGTCGATATCTGGCCGAACCTTGTGGAGCGCGCCTACAGCGGCAACCGTTGTGACGTGTTGGTGGACTTCACGTTCGAGCGCACCGACGAAAGCGAGGAAACCCGCGTGGTCCGCTGGGCCGGCGCCGGTACCGACGATAGCGACAAGGGCTTCTCAAAGGCGGGGACGAACGCCCTGAAAGAGATGCTGAAAAAGGTCTTCCTCATCACCGACCGCGACGACGCGAAGGAAGAAGAGGACAAGGTGGAGCACAAGCCCGAAGGCGCCAGCGCCAACGCGGCCATAACCAAGGCCAAGGAGGTCGCGGCCCGGGCTCTCCAGCAGTGGGCGGCCACCTTCAAGTCCGCTCTGGAGAGCGCCAGCACCGGCAAGGAGATCGACCGGCTGCGGCTCGAAAGCGCCGAACAGCTCGCGGATGAAAACCTCCCGCCCGTCACCCGCCAGTTCTTCTTCGACCTAATCCAGAAGCGCAAGGCGGAGCTGCCGAAATGAACCTGCGCCCGGTGCCCATGCAATGGGATGGCGAGGTGATGCGTCCGACCCGAGGGTTCGCCGCCTTGGCGGATAAGCAGTTCGTGGTGGGCGAGGTCTACACCCTGGATAGCGCCGACCCGTCGCGGTCGATGGCGTCTCATCGCCACTTTTTCGCGGCGGTCTATGATGCCTGGCTGAACCTGCCAGAGCATGACTCGGCACGATATCCAACCGCCGACCATCTGCGAAAGTACGCGCTGATCCGCGCCGGCTATCGGGACGAGCGGTCCATCGTCTGTTCGTCCAGGGCCGAGGCCGTCCGCGTAGGCGCGTTCGTCAAGCCGATGGATGACTTCGCCGTGGTCGCGGTCTCTGAGGCCGTGGTGCGGGTCTACACGGCCAAGAGCCAGTCTCCGCGAGCGATGGGCCGCAAGGTCTTTCAGGAGAGCAAGGACGCGGTTCTTGCGATCCTGGCGGGCATGATCGACGTGTCTCGCGAACAGCTTCTCGGTTTCGATGGCAACGGGGACGGGGCGGTGGCTAAGAACGCCGCCCCGCGTGCCGCATGACCCTCACCCTAACCCGTCGCGAAGAAGCCGACATCCTACGCCGGCGCCAGTCGAAAGGCCTCAAGAGGCTTTCCGGACCCAAGCTGGTCAAGCTCCCGAGCCCCAAGGCCGACCGTGGGCGCGAGCGCGATCCGGGCTTCCTGGCCTATCTCCGCCGCCAGCCCTGCGAGGCCCGCCATCTGGGCGGCTGCGAGGGTCCGATAGAGGCCGCACACGTCCGGTATTCCGATGCCGCGAAGGGGTCCGTGAACCCCGGAATGCAGCGCAAGAACCACGACCGCCACTGTAACCCGCTCTGCCATTTCCACCACCAGCATGATCAGCACAAACGCGCTGAGCGGAGTTTTTGGTCGGCGTTGGGCAAGGACGCCTACGACACGGCGGCTGGGCATTATAGGGCATACGCCGGTCCCGCTGCGGACACCCCCGGAGAGAGCGTGACGGGTCCCGGGAGGACCCCTGAACCCCCACCCATACAAGGAGAGCAGCCGTGACCAGGGTCATTGTCGGCGCTGATAACATTGGGGCGATGATCGCCCTCATGGCCGCGCGGGAGGCCGGCATGGTCATCGAGGTTGATGATCGGGCGGATCGCGAGGCAGACGATGGCGTCCGCACTCGCCGCGAAGCCCACGTCCGCCAACCCCAACCGTCCGACCTGGACGAGGAGCGCAAGAGGCTGGCCGCTGAACGCCGGATTTTGCGCGCCGGTCGCCAAGCGAAGGGCTTCAAGTCGTGACCCAACCCCTATCAGACCAAGCTGTGAAGCTGACGAAGGCGCAGCGGGAGATGTTGCTAGTGGCCGAAGGGAGGTCAGACGGCATCACCAAGAGCGAGTTTAGGGGGTCTTACTGGCGTGTGATCGACGCTCTTCAAAGTCGGGGGCTGGTCTCCGTAGGGTATCCGGGGCGGTTTCATATCACAGCCGCCGGCCGTCTCGCTCTATCCCACACAACGGCCGCTAAGACGCAGGGAGGGAGATGATGAACCACCGCCTCCTCATTGGCGCGGCCGTAGTGGCGTTCGTCGCCATTTCCCTCACGCGCCAGCCTGACCCATACGCCCGAGGCCGTCGCGCCAGGGCCGAGCTACGTAAAATTAGGGGGGAACGCTGATGACATCGAAGCTGGCGAAGCTCGAACGCGTCATCGAACTTTCAGCGCCGCCCGTCGTCGGGCGCTGGTATCTCGTGCCGACCGTTCGCTGGGGCTACATGAACGACGTTGCCCGAGATTGGCCGGTGTTCCTGCCGAAGCATGAAGACGCGCGGTTCTTCGAGTTCAAAGACGTCCACTACCATCCGGACCCGCGGTTCATATCGAAGGCCCTCGACGCCCTGGTCTGGGGTATCGACGCACCAGATCAGCTTGGAAATCTTCAACGCGCACCGTTGGCTAGGAAGCTGCATGGGCCATGGTCGAAAATCGAGCCCGGCGAACCCGTCTGGCGGCGCCGCCTCTGCCAGACCACGGACGTTAGCTATCAGTTCGGCCACTACGCTGCCGTCGCAGCGCTGCGAGATCACTTCGCCGGCCAGCGCTGCAAATCGAACCGCCACGGCTGGGTCTGCCCGCATCAGCACTGGCCCATGGGTTCGCTCGCGCCCGATGAGAATGGCGTGCTGACATGCCCGCTACACGGCCTCCGCGTTCGCGCGGCCGATGGCCTCGTCCTGCAATCGGAGGCCCGCTGATCATGTCTCAGAATGAAATGAAGACCGCGGCCCAATGGGATGCCGACGCCGCCGAGCTGGAGCGCCAGGCTGCGGAGTTTCGCCGCGAGGCCGCAACGCAACGCCACCGCGATCAGGAGCTCGCGCGCCTAAAGGCCGCTGAAATCCCGGTCGATAGGTCGGCTGTCCAGCTCACGACTGGCGCGCCGGTCCCGGCCGATGGCAGCCACACCGAACGCGACGCCACGGGCATGCAGAAGGGCTATGTCGTGCTGTCGGAAGAGGAGCGCGCCAAGGGCTTTGTGCGGCCCTACCGCGACAGCTATTGGCACGTCGGCGTCCGGCCCGATCCGGCGCACGTTCTTCGTGACCTGACCCCTGAGGAGGCCGGCCGGTATGCCGGCCAAGGCTACGTCAAGTTCGAGGAATACCCCAAGGACGGGCGCTCGGGTCTCGGCCGCTACTGGACCCAGGCTCAGCTAGAGTCCGGCTGCGGCTGCGTCACCACAATGGGTCGGGCCCTCTCCGAGACCTATGCGCGCGATCCGAGCTTCTACGGCGGGACCTTCTGCTCGACGTGTGGCGAGCATTTCAAAGTGGGCGAGCGAGGCGAGTTCGTCTGGACCCTTGACGGCCAGAAGGTGGGGACATGACCACCAAAAGCTCCCCAATTCAGCAGCTGCGCGCCCAGGCCGACAAGATCGCGGCGACCCTCAAGACGGCTGAGCGCGGCGGCAAGGTCGATGCCAGGTTCGCAGAGAAGATCGCCGCCGCCAGGGCCAACCCGACCTTCAAGGTGGGCGTCGTCATGGACGACAAGGTCTTCACCCTCGAACTGCCATGGACAAAAATCGCCGAGACGACCGAGCGCGAGCTTTCGCGCTTCATCCTGAACCTGATGCAGGAGGCCCGCTGATGTCAGGTGAGCGGGTGAAGCTGGAGAAGGCTCGCGACGACATCATTGAGCAGGCCACCGAAGCCGCCATGTACGGCAGTGGTCACGATGAGCTTGATGCGGCGGTCTACCGATACCTTCGGGCGTGCGGCGATGATGAACTGGCGGCGGATATGATCATCCGCAATCGAGCGCTCGCGACCGCCGGTGACCGCCCATGACCGGGACCGACCGTCAGGAGGGGGTGGCGAAGGTTGCGGCTATGTCCAAGGGTGTCCTGCACCATGACCTCGACGCAGGCTGGGCGGTTTGGCAAGGCGAACCGCAATGGCGCTCTACGGAGGCCGCGCTGAACCGCCTGACTGGCGAGGACGTGTTCTGGCTTCGGCATCGGGGAAGACGCGTCGCGCACCTCGCGAGCGGCACGCCTGTCGCGGTCCTTAGGAACTACCCGGCTTTGCGCCGCTGGTCAGTCAACATCGAAGGCTTCCAATTCTTCGGACCAAACCGCGTCTTCGGAAAGGACATGTGGGACGGCCCTAAAGGCTTCGACCGCGTCGCCGACGCGCGCGCCTTCACCGAGACCGTTCTTCGCCAAGCGGGAGCCGTCATACGGCGCGGGAGCACCCGCCCATGACCCCCCAGCCTCCCCCATCCCCTATCTCTGAGCAGAGAGCATGAGACTGACGAAACGCCTCTTGGTGGCCATGGACGCCGCAGTCGGAGCCATGCTCGCCGGAATGGAGGGCGAGGGCGATTGGCCGGAAGACCTACCTCGCCGCGATCTAGAAGCCGCCGAAATATGGATCGCTGCACAACTCGCCAAGCGGGAGCAGATGACATGAGCCTATCAGATCGGCCGAATAATGGACTCGCCCAGAGCCAACCGTGCGGCGAGGCTTCCTCTAGCGAGGAAGTATTCGCGGGCCTCGATGCGGAGCCTGCTGCGGCGCATGATCCCGGTTGCCCGACCTACAAGGCCAGGATGGGCGCGGTCGGCATAGAATGCGAACACGGCTACGACTATTGCCCAATCTGTGATCGCTGCACCTGTGGCCCGTTCCAAGCTCGCGTCGAGCCCTGGATGCGCGAGTGCTTCGGCGATGTGATCCCGTTCGATAAGGTGGAGCGCGCTGACCGCTTCTTGGAGGAGGCGCTAGAGCTGGCGCAGACGACGAGCGGCTTCACGGCCGACCGCGCCCACGCCCTAGTCGATTACGTGTTCAACCGCCCGGTCGGTCAGCCGGCCCAGGAGGTGGGCGGCGTCATGGTCGCGCTGGCGGCCTACTGCCTCGCCAACGACCTGGACATGGCCAAGGCGGGCGAAGCGGAACTCGCGCGCATTTGGACCAAGGTGGAGCAGATCAGAGCTAAGCAGGCCGCCAAGCCGACTGGGTCGGCGCTTCCAATCGCCCCACCCCCCGCCGACTTAGGCGCGGAGGGTTCTGGGGCGGTCGTCAAGGTCGTGGTGAACCGCTGTTTCGGCGGGTTCGGTGTCAGCTTACAGGCTGCGCGACGGATGGCCGCCCTAGGACACAGGCAAGCTGCCGCCGAGGTCGCAGAGTACGACGGGAAGGTGTCGAACCCGAGCCAGCGCACTCCAAGCGAGGCCAAGTGGGGGGTGACGTGGTACGGGAGCGGTATCTGTCGAGACCGCGACGAACGAACTGATCCTATCCTTGTGCGGGTCGTCGAGGAAATGGGCGAGGCCGCCAGCGATGAACTGGCCCGCCTGGAAGTGGCCGAGGTCCCCGCCGATGCCCGCTGGTACATCCACGAATACGACGGTAGCGAGAGCGTCTACGAGGAGCACCGGACATGGTGAGCCCCGCTCCCCCATCGGCGCATGATCAACAGGTCCCTCATGCGATCCGGGAGGACCTCGCGATGGACCGCGAACGGCTAGCGGAATGGCTGCGGGCCTGGGGCGATAACTGCAAGGGTAGACACTACAAGGAAGTCTCTGCGGCATTCCACGAAGCGGCCCGCTCCGTACTAGTTATCCCGGCCCACGCCCCCCTCATGGCTGGAGGGGTGGAGACGGGCGAACTTTGTGAGGATTGTCCACCCGTGGGTTATCCGACCGACGAAACGCGATGCCTGCCATGTCCGCGCCGCGCCGCAACCGCGAGCCCCGCTGAGCCTATCGGCAAATGGACTGACGATCCCGAAAGGTTGCTGGCCCTCTCTGACGGTCAGCTTGTCGAAGGAAAGGTATACGATAAGCAGCGCCACATGTTCGAGGCGTTAGGCGCCCGCGTCCTGCGAACCTACCGGCTCGAACGCCTCGGTGTGCCTCAAGACGAACACCTCCACGAAGGGTGGAAGGACATCGAGACCGCGCCGAAGGATGGGACGGAGTTCGTTGCTTTTCGGGCAGATCAGGGCGTGTTCGCCGCGCGTTGGCATTTTCCCCCCCATGAAGACGGCGACGGAAGTTGGGATTTTGAGCAAGCGCCCACGCTGTTCGACAGTTCCGGAAACGACCTGACTGGCGCTGAGCCCACCCATTGGCGACCTCTACCGGCCCCTCCCGCCATACGCGACGCTAGGCCTGGAGTAGGAACACCATCCGACCGCGCCGACGCTTCGACCAGCGCTACGAGCCCTCAGCCTGGGGAGGGCGGCGCGGCGGCCCAGGCAACCACCTTCTCGAAATCCGATAGCGATGGGGGTTCTTTGACTATCGATCTGCCATCCGTCTGGATTCCAAAATCCAGGCTCAACCGTATGGGCGGCTGGTGCGCTGACATCTACCTGTCGCACTGGAACCGAAACAGACCCGGCTTTCTCGTGGGCTTCAACGTCACTCCAGGCGGGACGCCGAACAGGAAGTCTAGGGTTTCAATCCATCCCCATGTGCTGGCCGAAAGGTACCATCCAGCGGAGAACGGCGCTGATGCTCGGAAAGGGAGCGGAGCGAACACTTCCGAAGGCAATCCAGCAACGGATGAGCCCTTATCCGACCCTCCCGAAACCCTAGGGGGAGAATGCTGATGGCGAAGCCTGACTGCGATCAAACGCCGTGCAGATGTGGCGAGCCGGAACCAGGATGCCTGTGGTTCTTTTGGAACCGTGGCGGCGAACCTGAATGGGCTCCTGCACTTCGCCAAATTCTTAGTGAAGCGCTCACCATCGCGGGCATCCCCGACAACCCCCAGGACGCCAAATGAAGACCATGAACCCTCCCCAGGCGGACGGAGGTGTCCGCGTTCCATCGAGCGTTCCGGGTTGCCTCTACTGCGGTGAGTGGGACTTCAGCCCGAACGTCGAGTGCTGGGAAATGTACGACGAGCTGATCTGCGATGACTGTGCGGATCAAGCCCATGAGGACAACAGCCAATTCGGAGCGGGCGCATGAAGGCTACTTCCATAGAGCTGACCCCAGCTGAAATTCAGAGCGGCCACAACCGCATTCAGTGGGCCGAAGGGCTGATCGAGCAGCTTCCTTCCGATCATGACGGGCGCAATAGCTGGCTGCTGAACTACGGCAGAAACGCTGAGGCCGACCGTATTCGAGCCGAGCATCAGCAGCCGCGCAAACCCCTCGGCTATGAGCCGCGAATTGTGAAGTCGCGGACACCTCAGGCCGCTAAGGGCGTGGTCCGGGGATGCCCCGAAATCCCTCCCCACCAGGACAGCGGGGGAAAGAGGATATGACCCTCCACCACGGCGAAGACGCCCCTCATGACCCAGATATCAGAGCCCTCCGTAAGCAACTCTCAGACCTAGAAAAGCGGGTCAGGAAGGTTGAAGAGCGGGATCAGCAGAAGAGGGAGGACAGGCAGTGAGCTTGAAACTCATCCATGCACTTCAGGTCCCTTGCTGGCCCTGGCATTTGCACTGGATACCACGCGAGGAAGTCCAGTACGCGACATGCCGGACTTGCGAGCGCGACATAGCCCAGCCCATGGCGAGGTCCAAAGAGGTTCCGGTTTGCATTTATTGCGCCATGGAAAGCGGGCTCCTGCCGCTAGAGGAGCGGCCATTTCATGAACTCTGGAGCGAGCCGTGACTAAATCACTGATTGAGCGGCTGAAGGAAATGGGCCGCTATTACACTGACGACGACACCTACATACTCGGATCGGCGGTCGCCAAACGACTGTCGCGCCTCCTCACCGAAGCCTCCGCCAGAATAGCTGAACTGGAAGGGGAACTGCGGGACGCCGAGAATGCCGTCGATAGCGCCGAAAAGAACCAGGCCATCTGGTGTGAAATCGCCGAAGAACGCCTAGCCCGCGCTGAGAAAGCCGAAGCTGAACGAGACGAGTTGCAGAATGTGATCGGCGAAATGCACGCCGACCATTCTGAGAACTTCGCCGGCAAGATCGTCATGGATCATGCCGCGTTTGACGAGCTTTTCGGATATCGCTGCCGCGCCGAGAAAGCCGAAGCCGCTCTAGCAGAGGGCGTGGAGGTGGTGAGGCCATTTGCGGAGATTGCCCGGCTTCAATCCGAGCGCGCAGATACCGAAATGTTCGCGTGTCACGATGTGACCATGCGCGATCTCCGTCGAGCCTCTCTATGGGTTGAAGAGGTGGGGAAGGGAAATAGGTCATCCGTTGCCCAAGCGGCGGTAGACGCCTCGTCCGGCGTCAAATCCGATGGCGCGGAGGGGCATTGATGGGACCAGTCGACATCGTATTCGAGGCAATCGACAACTCCATGCTGTCGATAGAATCCAGGTTAGACGACCCGAAATTTGCCCACGACAAGGACGCGCTGAAAACGGCGCACCTAGCGATCTGGACGCTGCGGCAAGAGCTTTTCACCATCATCAAGCGAGAGCACATATGAACCCGCCACAATTCGACTGGCGCGGCTGGATCAAGCTTGGCGCAGTCGATCTGCCTAACGTCATTCGAGCGGCCTACGAACTCAGCGGGTCGCAGGGGCTCGGCTTCCTTCACTACCGGCAAGGGGGTTTTTCCGACGAAGAGATCGACGCCATCATTGGCCGCGAAAGCGGAGGCGGAACCGCCCCAATCGTCGCTGGGATGGATTACGTCAACGGCCGGTCGGTCAAGATGTACGTCCGTAAGGAGCCCTCTACCGGCGACTTGTACGTCAAGCATCGCTGGTACGACCATTCTCGCGGCGAGCTAGAGGATCTTCTGGGCGTCTTCGGCGTGCCGCCATCCGCCATCGATGACGCGTCGGCTGCCCAAGCCGAAGCTGACGCTGAGTATCTAGCCGAAGAATCCGAGCGGGCGAGGGTTGGCCTCGCTTGGCTTCGCGAGCATGGCGGGCGCGTGAAGAACCCCGCGCTGGCCTGGGGGTCCGTTAAACCAGAAATCCACGACGCCCTGAGCGCCGCATCGAGCACCGGCCTCATCCAGTACGACTACACGGCGCAGGAGTATTTTATCCCTCCAGCGGAGAGCGACCTATCGGATTTGGCGGCGCAGCCGACTACCGCCGCTCCAGCAACGGATGAACCCATAGCCCCCGCTGCCCCCAAGGCCCTGCCAGACGACGGGAGGGGGCCGTGAGCGTCGCTGTCCTCACGTTCTCAGAGGTCGCCGCGACACTGCGGGTCAGCGACAAGACCTTGCGCGGAATCCTCGACAGGGGCGAACTGCCAGGCCGAAAGGTCGGTGCGACCTGGCGCGTGCGAACCGATGACGTAGAGGCGTACCTGGGAGGCAAGTCATGGCCATCTTCAAGCGGGGCGGCTATTGGCACTTCGATTTCGTCGTCAACCGGGAGAGATACCGGGGCTCGACCAAGATCGTTGCGTCAACCGAAAAGCCGCCGGCCAACGTCCGCCATTGGGTCAAGGCCCAGCGAGAACGCGCCGTCCTGGGCGAACTATCTACAGCCGCAATCACGCTCAAAGACGCCGCAGACCGATGGTTCATAGCGCGTGCGGCTGGAAAGAAATCAGCCCGCACCACAGCATTCCGCCTGGAAGTGATGCTTAGGCATCTGGGATCCGAAACCTTGATCCCCGCCATTGACGAGGCGGCTATAGAGACGGCGATCCAGGCCCGGCGGCTGGACCCGATCCGACAGGGCTCCAAGGCCAATCCACGCTTCCCGGCCAATTCCACCGTGAACGGCGAGATGATTGCTACCCTTCGCCCGATCCTTAAGTACGCCAAGCGATTCCTGAAGCAGACCGTCCACGACATCGAATGGTCGGAACTGAAACTCTCTCAACCGAAGGAGCGTGTTCGGGAGTTCTCGCAAGCCGAGCTGGCCTCTTGGGAAGCCGCCCTCCCCGCCTGGCACTGGCCCATCAAGGATTTCATGGCCCGGTACGGAACGCGGCTGAAGGAGACCTTCTTCCATCCCTCGCAGTTCGACGGCGAGCGGGTGACGATCAAGGCGGCCGACCGGAAGAACGCACGCACCCACGTCATTCCAATCCTTCCCGAGCATAGGGCGGACATTGCCAGCCGGGCCGCTCGCGCTTCGGCGGCAAGCCTAGAGACGATCTGGTTTCGGGAGGTTGAGGGCGAGGATGGCGAGCGGACGCTCCGGGCGATCCACTGGCGGGCCTTCCAGAGCGCTAGCAAGGCCGCCCAGAAGCTCGCGGGGCTCAGGGACGCCAAGCCTGCCCACGATCTACGCCACCACGCGGCTACGATGGCCCTGCGACGCTCCAAGAACCTGGGCGCCGTCAAGCGGCTCCTAGGACATGATAATATCCAATCCACCATGCGTTACGCCCACTCGGACGAAGCCGATGTTCTGGAAGCCTTGGGGCACAATCCTCACCACATAGAGCGTGACGAGGATAAGGCATCTGTAGTACATTCAGATAGTTAGATTGCATTCTCGACGCACTTTGACCGTTACCTAAATCTAGTGCGTCTACCAGTTCCGCCACATCCGCAACGGGGATTTCCCTAGGGGAGCGGCGAACAAACCGCAAGGAGACGCCATGACGGCAGCGGCAACGGACGGAGAACATCGGGAGTGTTGGGGAGGAGAAGTCCCCACAAAATCCACCACAGACGGTTCATGGAGTGTTCCATGACCGCGTTCGCCGAACTGCTCGGAAAAACCCTTGTATCGGTTGATGTGGATCGTGAGGGCGATAACCGCATCACGTTTACGACTGACGAAGGGACGCGATACATGCAGTGGCATTCTCAAGACTGCTGCGAGAGCGTGGAAATTGAGGACATCAACGGCGACATCGCGGACCTGATCGGGTCGCCCATCCTTTTGGCGGAAGAGGCGACGAACAGCGTCGCCGACCCGGTTGGTGTGTCGCCGCCAGATTATCGCGACGCGAGCTTCACGTGGACGTTCTATAAGCTCGCCACAATCAAGGGTTCTGTGGACATCCGCTGGTATGGTAGCTCGAACGGCTACTATTCCGAGAGCGTCTATTTCGAGAAGTTGGATCGCTAATGCAGGTTTTCGAGGGAGCCCGTGGGGGGCTCATCAAGGCGTGGATCGACGGCGTAAGCGTCGAGGACCAAGCCCGCGCACAACTCGACAACATGGCCGCCATGCCGTTCGTCCATAAGCATATCGCCGTCATGCCCGATGTTCACTGGGGGATGGGCGCCACCGTGGGCTCTGTGATCCCGACGCGGGGCGCGATTATCCCCGCCGCCGTGGGCGTGGATATCGGCTGTGGGATGATGGCACAGCGCACGTCGCTAGTCGCATCGGATCTACCCGACAGCCTCCTTGCGCTGCGCTCGGCTATCGAGGCGCGCATTCCGCATGGTCGGTCGGACAACGGCGGGCTTGGCGACCGGGGCGCCTGGGGCGACGTGCCGGCGGAATACGCCGCTGAGTTTGAGCGCCTGGCCGCCGGGCTCGCGGAGATCGTTGCGAAACACCCGAAGATCGGCCAGGCCGCCAACCGCGCGCCTCACCACATGGGGACGCTCGGGACCGGCAACCACTTCGTGGAGGTGTGCTTGGACGAAGATCAGCGCGTGTGGGTCATGCTGCATTCCGGATCGCGCGGGATCGGAAACCGCATCGGCTCTTACTTCATCGAACAAGCCAAGAACGAGATGCGCCGCTGGTTCATCAACCTGCCGGATCAGGACTTGGCCTATATTCCGCAAGGCTCGGAACTCTACGGCGACTATATGAAGGCGCTGTCATGGGCGCAGGGTTTCGCGCGCCTGAACCGCACGCTGATGATGCGCGCAGCGCTGGACGCCCTGGCGGTCACCGTACCAAAGCCGTTCGTCAGTGACTGCGAGGCGGTCAACTGCCACCACAACTACGTCGCCCAGGAGCACCACTTCGGGGCTGACGTTCTCGTCACCCGCAAGGGTGCGGTCAGGATCACCGAAACCGACCTGGGCATCATCCCAGGCTCCATGGGAGCGAAATCCTTCATCGTCCGCGCCAAGCCCGGCTCAGCGCTCGCGATGGCGATGAACTCATGTTCGCACGGCGCTGGGCGGGCCATGTCCAGAACTGAGGCCAAGCGGCGCTTCACGCTGGAGGATCATGCGAAGGCCGTCGAGGGCGTGGAATGCCGGATGGATGCCGACGTGATTGACGAAACCCCGGCGGCCTACAAGGATATTGATGCGGTGATGGCGGCGCAGGCGGACCACGTCGAGATCGTTCACACGTTGAAGCAGGTTGTATGCGTCAAGGGTTGAGCGCGACTTGACACCCGCCTAATGTTCTACTTCCGTTCCCCCATGCCCTACGACCCCGAAACCCTCTCCGCCCTACGCCGCTTCATCGCTGAAGAACGCCCCGATCTAACCGGGAAAGAAGCTGTGGGGTATCTGGTGAGGGAGCAGTTGATCACGCTAGGTTTGCTGGATTTGCCGCCAGAGAACAGGGGTAGAGCCGCCGGGATGAAGGACGGCAATCGGGTGTTCGGAAAGGCTGAGATGGAAGCTGTTTTTGGGCCTCATCCTATGAAGGATTGGAAGCCAATGATCAGGAGTAGGCGGAAAAGGAGGTAGGGCTTAGCGAGGAAGATGCTGCGGGCCGGGCTTGGTACCGGCTCCCTAGCTCCGCTGACTTATCAGGGCGTGGTACCCAGAGGCGCCGCCAGCAGATTGATTATCCGACTTGCATCGGGGCTCTCTCGACGTGGGTCCATCCCCACCGCCGCAGCCCTGAAACTATACGCGAATCCAGAGATTTAACCTAGCGGGAAATGGGGAAATGTATCCCGGGAACAAGCGAAAGGCCGGACTTGCGCCCGGCCCCTCGTTGCCGTTCCACCGTGGGAACAACGCACTTCACACCCGCACGCTACGGATTCCAGCCGAAAACTCAACCCTGTCCCGAAAGGACAAGGGCATGAGCCCTATCGATTTCAGATTTTGAGGGCCGCAGCTATAGTGATCATGAGAGCGACTAGGCCATAGATGACGGCCACGCTCAGCCAAGCCCTCGGACTCATCGACAGGCGACGATCACGGGGGCTGCCTGTAGGGACCACCCGTAGAGGGTGAGATAAGCCGCCGCGAGCCTAGCGTAACGAGTCGGCCCATCCGCCAGGGCGGCGAGGCTTTCAGGGATCGTGGCGTCGCTGGGAAGCCCTGGAAGTTCTTTCGGAATGCAGTGGCCCGCGACCTCCACCGGAACTTGCTGGTACACGATCCTAGGAGCCGGTGAGGTGGCGCAGGCTGACAGAAGTGAACATGTCGCCAAGATGTGTAAAGCCAAGCGGGGTTTCCTTGACAGGTTCATGGCTTCATCGCCTTCACCACGGCCCGGTCAGCATCCGTCCAGCGGGCGCATTGATCCGATCCCTCAGGAACGTAGTCCTTGAGCGCCAATGAGGCCTGCCGATAGGATTCGGCCACGCTACGGGCCGATTGCAGGGCGTGGGCGGCGCTAGCGGCATTGACCGCCGCCTCCGCCGCCACGGACCGGATCGAGGCGCTCTGGGCCGTCAGGGTGTCTCGGCAGGCCAGTGTGGCGTCCATAGCGAGCAAGAGCGAGGCTCGGGCCTTGTCCCGCTCCGTGGCCAAGCTGTCGGGCAAGTCGAACCCGACCCGCCAGCCGACCAGTGGAACCCGTGGGGTTTGGACGCCCCATGCGGGATGGCGATCCCAGGCCAGGCCCCCACCTGCTCCGAGCCCGATCAGCGCCAAGGCTCCGATCATGGAGAGAATCCCGCCCGTCCGTGGCGGCTGTGGCGGATAGTAGGTCACGACCAGATCACCAGCGCCGCGACGGTGAGCCCCGCCAAGGCCCCGCGCGCGAGTTCAGCGACGGTGTTCTCGTCTCCGCCGGGCTCGCCCCTTGCGATATGCTTCGATGTCTGGGCTCCGAACCATACCGCCACCAGGGACGCGGCAACCGCGTAGACCACCGCCCCGCCGACGACGATGGGCCACGGATGGCCGCCCCAATAGGCGCACACCGCCAGAAGCGGCGCCCATAGGAGATGACGCACGAACATGCCGATCGCTTGGCCCGAAGTCCGAGCATCGATAGACCCGCCGAACATCCCCCAGGCGGGGGTGCGGTAGATGAACCACGCCAAGGCGCAGAGCGCGCCGAACGCGCCGCCCACCAGCCAGCCCGCCCCAGCCAAGACCAGCGAGGCCCAGAAGACCGAGCGCCCCGGCAATGCGGCGTCCAGCTTCGGCCAGCCGCCGCCAGTGAAGCGATCAGCAAGGGCGTAGAGGGGAACGAGGATGAAGGGCGCGAGGATGGGCATGGTCAGGCAGCCTTGGCGACGGCCGGGGTCACGGCCAGGTCCGCCTTGAATTGCAGGGCAACGGCGTGGATTTCAGCGATCAGCGCGTCGCGGGCCAGGTTGATGGCGTCCGAGGTGGCCGGGGTCAGCACCACCGCGCCGACCGGGCCGAGATAGGCGGTCAACAGGGTCTTCATTTCAGCCGAGACGACGGCTGCGCTGGTATTGATCAGGGGCGCTGCGGCGGTGTCCGCCATGGCGATGGCGTTGCTGGCGGCCTGCTTGAAGACCGCGACCTCGGCCGCCGCCACCGTCTGCAGCGCCGGGCTCTTGTTTACGAAGGCCTGGATATAGGCGACGCCCTGCTTGGCGGCTTCTGGCCAGCCGATGACGCCGTTGCGCCATTGAGAGAAAATGGACATGGGGGGATTTCCTTAGCGAGCCCTCAGGGGGCGGAATGGTGTGGATGACGGGCGAGCTTCATGCGCTCGCCGGGTTGATCAGCTCGAAGTGCGCCATGTCGCCCTCCCCGTGCTCGTGGGCGATACCGTCCTCATCCCAATCAGCCCCCCACCGGACGTGTAGGCCGAGCTGCGATGCGGCCTTGAACATGGCCACGGCGATGGCGTCATAGGGCGCTTGATGCTCCCCGTCGTAGACCCCATCCACCAAGGCCCCGAGGTCCACCGCATGACCGAAACCGTCCGGCATGATGCGATGGTTGGAGCGGAACGGATCGGCCAGCCACGTCACCTTGGCGAGGTCAGGCTTGGCGTAGACCGCCGGGACACCGACTGTCGTGCACTGGGCGGTCGTGCGGCCCTTCCCCCAGTTGACGCACATGGCGTCACGGGACCGGACGCCCTCCACCACCATGAAGTCCTGACTGGAGAGGCTGATGGCCGTTTCAACGACCTTGACGAGCGACGGATGAACACCTTCAAGGCGCTCGACCGACTTGGCGGATAGCGTGAAGGTCATGGCTGCGGCGGGGCTTGCGGCGAGACCTGAGATGCGATGGTCTGAGCCTGGGCGGCAATCGTCTCGTTCTTCTTCTGGCTGTCGCGGCTGGCGATGAAGGCGACGGCGACAGGGCCGCCAATGAAGGCCGTCAGAACGATGGCCTGGGCGAGCATATTGAAGAGCTGGCTAGGGTCATGACCCGGCAGCGGCGCAAGGGTCCACATGATCCAGCAGGTGAGCCCGAAGAGGCCCAGGGCGAGAAACACAGGCCAAGGCGGCACAAACCAGGGCATGGCCGACGCCGGTGTTGATGCGGTGATCTGTGGGGGGAGTGGGTTGTTTGGCTCACTCATGGGTGACGATCCTTCATGTCGAAAATTGCCGCCGCAGCCACCAGCGCCGTCATCAGCCAAGGCATGTTGCGGCTGATCCAGCCAATCAGGCCCGTTGCGCCCTTGAATCGGTTGTGACCGGCCTCCAGCTTGTCCAAGCGGATGTCGTGGGCATCGAGCCGCGCGCCGTGATCGGCCTTGCCTTCGCGGACCTCGGCGGTCACGCGACTGATGGCGTTGACGAGATCAGCACGATTTCCCTCCGCCATCTTCTCGACCTGGCCCTTCAACTCGGCGATCTTGGCGGGCAGGTCCTGCGCCTTGGTCGCAGCCGCGCTCTCGCGGGCGGCGTCGCGGGCTTCGCGGGCGTCGGCCTTGACGCTTTCAACCGTTGCGCCAAGGCCCGCTACCTGTTCCTTCAGTTCGGCGTGGCCAACCAAGATTTGGCGCAGCAAGCCCTCGTTGATCGCGCTACTGGCCACCACAGTTGACCTCGGCGTCGGGGATGTATGGGTCCGGCGTCGTGTTCATGTCGGGCGTCTCTCTTTCGTCCGGCTGTTGGGGATTTGGGATTTCAACGCCTACAGTGAAGCCGTCCCGCGCGGGATCGGCCGTCACTCTCTGGCGGTCGGACTGGCGGATGCGTTCGCGCGCATCCGCCAGTTGCTCTTGGGTTCGCCTCAGGGCGCTGCGAGGGCGTCGGTCATTGGCTCACCGCCAAGCCGGTCGTCGTGGTGACGAGGTTCTGCCAGTTGCGGTGATCGGCCACGTCGAAGGCGACGCCTCCGACGTGCGCCGGGTTTCCAGGCTCCTCGCCCGGCTGATTGTCATTGGCCGTGCCGGCGTTGATGCCGTGGTGATAGTCACCAGCGTTTCCGCTCAGCATGAAGTAGGGCGTCGCCGTACCAACGTGACCTGGCGCCCATGTCGCGCCCCCAGGTCCGCCGCCCGCGACCGTGATGATCGAACGGCCGTCGCCCACCACGTTTGACGAGGCCACGCTGAAGTCGGTGAGTGTTCCTGGACCGGAGCGCAGCGCGGAGAAATTGGTCCCGTTGGTGCAGTTCAGCGCGCGAATGATCGACGAGACAGTGCCCGTCGTACAGCCCGCCGTGAAGTCAATGGCGTAGGGGAACACCATCAGACGCGCGACCTTTCCGGAAAACGCCGTTTGCATGGCCAGGTCGTGCGAACTTCCCGAGTTCCACAGGATCGGCGTCGTGTTGCCGGTGCCGGGGCTGGTCATGGCGCCCGAGGTGAATGCAGGGTTCAACGAGATCGTGGTGGGGGAGCCGGTGCAGGCCGCAGCGCCGCTATCCCAATCGACCACGGCGTCCGCGTCATCGATCAGCATCGTGCGCTGCTGGCAGGTCCCCGTCAGGTCGACCATGCCAATCAACCACTTGGTCAACCGCCCGCTGGCGGCGCAGGTTTTATAGTCGAAGATGCCGGCCTTCCCGACGGTGAGCTTGCATCCGTCGCCGGTCCCAGAGGCGTTGCTGCTGACCGGCGAGCCGCCGTCAGGGTTCCAGAAGAGGTCGATGGCGCCTGAGGCGATGCGTCGGATCTGGGGGTTCTTCCACAGATAGATAAGCCGATTGGTCGGGGCCGCCGCCCTGGGGTCCTGGTCGCTGGCGTCCAGCGTCAGGCGGGCGACGAAGGTGAAGCCGGTCACACCGGTCCCAGGCACCGATCCGGCGCCGGTCGAACGGAACGGATGGGTGGCCGTGCTGGGGAACGAAGGCGCGCCGATTGTGCCCTGGTTGTCGTTCGTCATGAAGAACGTGGCGGGCTCGAGCCCGTCGAGGACCAGCGTGTCGCAGTTGCAAAGATTGACTGATCCAATGCCGAGGCGAAGCGTGAAATAGCGGTGCTGGCCGCGGTCGCTCCAGACATGCAGGATCTGATCGTAATAGCCCTGCTTCAGGATGGTGGCGCTGACCCGGCTGACGGCGAGGGTCGTCATGCCGCTAACGGCCAACGGCGGGCCGACAACGAAGTGGGTGCTGGGCGTGCCGTCAGCGTTCAGCAGTTGGAAGTGCTTGTCTGAGATCGCGCTGCCGACGCAGTAGATCGTGATCCCGGTCGGCCCGCCGAACGTCTGGGCCGTCGAGGCGTTGCCGAAATAGGCGTGATCGGCGCACCAGGGAAAGCCGCCCTCGACGCCCTGCTCGAAGGGCAGGAAGACCTGTTGATCCATGAAGACGTTGCCCACGGTATTCATGTGGGAGCCGTCAGGGATGTAGGACGAGACGGGGTTTATGTCGCGGTAGAGGTTCAGGTTGTCGGCTACAGAAATGGTCTTCCACTTCTGCATGAGTGTCCGATCGAGGTTCTGCACGTGGCCCGGTAAGACCCCCCAAAGAAGCCGATCGAGCTGGTGATCGGTGAGGATCAGCGGTGTATTCCAACCCCCATCACTGGCCATCCAGAAGAGGAAGCGGTTTTGCGCGACCGCTGTCCCCCATAGGTCCATGAGATTCATGCCCGTCGTGGGCGAGGCGCCGCTGACGGAAGCCGGTACGATCCAGGCCCAGTTCAGCTGCGCGCCTGGCAAGGTCCCGGCCCAGCCGTTCGGGTCGACCTGCAGGATGCGGGTGGCGTTGACCCGCGAGGCCAGGGCGCCGCCGACGCCGTTGACGTTCTCGCTGGCGCCGATGTTCATCCCGTTGAGGGTGTCCACCGTGCCGTCGATACCGTTCACCTCGTCGTAGGTCTTCTTCCAGACGTTGGTGTTGCTGGCGGTCATAGCGCGGGAGGTGATGGTCCCGCTGCTGGGGCTGATGGTGTAGGTCCCCGTTCCGCCCGTGCCGGTTCCCAGTGCGGTGATCTTGATGTTCGCGGGGACGCCGCTGCCAACCAGGATCTGATTGGTCGCGAGCACGCAGACGCTGCACGCCGAGACCGTCAGGGTGGAGCCGGAGATCGAGGCCGTGAACACCGCCTCGGGCGAATTCTGAGTCGAGCCTCCAACACCACCGACGAAGATCGCCTGCGATGAACCTGGCGTGTGCGTCGCCATGTCCGCCCAGGACGATGGCGCTTGTCCGGTAATCGTCTGAGCGGCGGACGATGATCCGTTCGCAACGACCGGAGCGGTCGAGATCGGCACGTCGTCGATGACCGGAGCCTTGTAAAGATCGAAGGTCGGTTGGGCGTGCGCGGCCGATCCGGCAAACGCCAGTATCGCTGCCGCCAAGGCGAGCAGGCGGCGCATCAGTTCTCGTCCACCGTGAAGCCGCCCGAGCACTTGGTGGTGGTGGGCACGGCGCTGCCAGTGACAACGTGGATGGCAAGGCCTTCGTTGTTCGAGCGGATGGCGGCCAGGGCCTCGTATGGATGCTGCGCGGCGGACCAGTCCATAGAGGTTGTAATGGTGGCGGGCGAGCTGTCGCTGGGCACGATCAGCATCCCTGACCAGAGGTTCCCGACCGTGGAGTTCACGGTCGGGGCGGTCGTGTAGTAGTTGGCGGTCGTCAGAGCGGCCGGCGCGATCAAGGGATCGTGCTTTACGACCGACAGGGCCGTCCCGCTTCCGGTGTCAATCGAGGTGCCACGCCGGGCAAGCTCGACGTGCAGGGTTCCGGCTGACGCTGCAGTGCAAGTCATCCAGGCATGGGTAAGATGCACAACCGATGCCGCGCTATTCCGCACCAAGTAGGCGATGTCGGTCGGGCTCGCGCCGATCGAAACGTCGGTGAAGGTATAGGTGAAGGTCGGCACGGTCGGCGCGGTCGGCGTCGCCTGGGCCTGCGTCGGGCAGGCCGCCGCGGTGCGGCACTGCACGTAGCGGTCGATCGACGTATCCAGCGCAACGCCGAGGCTATCAACGATCGTGACGCCGTTGAGGATTTTCGACATCCCCGGCGCACCCGAATAGGTGAAGTTCACGGTCATCGTGCCGGACGTGTAGGCCGTCGAGCGGACACGCAGATTCGTGACGCCGTTCAGGTCGAGTGAGAACGCTCCCGGCGCGGTGACCGTCGAGGTGAGAATGCCGGTGCCGCGCAGCAGTCCGCTCGCCGCGACGTAACTGGTCCCGCCATCGTAACTGGCCTCGATCTTGGCCGTGGCAACGAAGGTCCCGCTGATCGTCAGGGTGCCACCCGATGCGGCCGTAGAGATCGCATAGTCCTTGAATGAGCTGGCGGTCGGCGCCCCAGTGATGATTCCGACGCTGCTTTGGCCGGGCGTCGAGGTAGTGGCGGCATCGGCAGCGGTGATGGAGCCGGCACTTCCCGACGTGTTTACCCCAGTCTGACAGGACACTTGATTGCCGCCGACCGTATAGGTGCAGAGGGTCTGGCTGGCGCCCGCCCCGTCCTTGACCGCGAGGCCGGTCTGGGCTTGGGCGAAGGCCTGCTCGAACGGCAGGCACACGAGGGCGAGCGCCGCGAGGGCATTGCGGAAAAAGCGCATGGCGGGAGGTTCCTTAGAGAACGGAGATCAGGGCGGAGTTCGCGGCGCAGGAGAAGTCGAGTTGACCGGCGGTGCAGCCACTGGCTGAGGCTGCGGTTCCGGTCCGCGAAAGGTGCCCGGGACCCCGGGAGCCGACGTGAACCGACGCGAGGATGATCTGAGCTTGCTGCTCGTTGTGGGGCGGGTCTTGCGAGATCAGAACCGCCCGCAACAGGCTGACGGCCAGCGCCAGGGCAAGCATCTTAAATCCCCGATCCGGTCGTAAAGAAAATCGTGCACGAGCCCGATGGCGAGATCATCGCCAGGTGGGTGATTGGCGCGTTGGGGTTGTTGTTGAGGGTCAAAACCTCAACCTCGTTCGGCGCAATCGGCAAATCAGTGTTTGTCGCGGTGACCGTGCTGTCCGTTCCCTTGCGGATATACATGAGCGTCGCGCAATTGCTGACGATCCGAATCTGAACCTCACCCGTTGGCATCTTCTTCAGCGCGACACTGGAGCTGGAGTTGTTGTTGGAGGTGCTGACGGTGCTGTCTTCCAGCCAATGGAAGGGAACCGGATCGGCCAGGGCCGTACGGACATCCATGGCGAGGAGGGCGCACAGAGTCGCGCCGAGGACATTGAGCCTCATGGGGTGGTCTCCGATGTCAGGTGTGGTTGTGCAGCTCTAGTCGCGGCGATGTGGGTGCGGTAAGGTCTCGCCGTGCGGGACAAGCCCTACATCGACGCGGAATATGAGATCGTCAGCGAGCGCAAACCCTCGCGCCCAAAGCGTTGGGACCCGTTAGCGGGGCTGGGTCCGATCCGTCAGCTTCTTGCCGTCGCCTTCATGTTTGGCGGCCTAGCCGTGTTGAAGTGGCTGATCACGCCGCCAATCGACCGTTTCGTGGACTGGCTACTTGCGGCGAGTGGCCACCGCTGAACCCGTGACGCCGGCCATGGCTGGATAGGGCAGTTTCGGCGGCATCATCGCGGGCCTCATGGGCGGCGTCCAACCACCAAATTCCGCCGCCGTGGCCTCAGGGGGCTGCGACAGGAGGCGCCCTAGTTCGTTGCGAACCTGAGGCGACGTAAGGCGCGATTGGCTAGCATTCCATATATCAGCCACCACCGCCTTGGGTCGCGTTAGCGCTTTTGCGACCATTCCCGGCACGCCGCCGCTATCCTGCTCTCCAGCGGCGTTCAGCAGCTCCATGGTGGGCGAACCGGCGCCTGGCATCATGCGACTTCCGGCGCCGGCAAGCTGGGCTTCCTGCACGAGCCTGCCCAGAAAGTCCGCAGCCGGGCCATCGCCCAGAACTGCGGCAACCTTACCCTGAACGTGGGGCTGCATCAGCATCCGAGGCGTCAGGCGTCCTGCTTGCATCTGGTCCGACAGTTTCGAAGCCATGCCTGATAACCACGCCTTCTGTTCCGGCTCGGAAAGACTGCTATAGGCGCTGGCAAAATCCTTGGCGGAGACACCCGGCTTCAGGAACATGGTCTGAGCGCGGTCGAACGCGTCTCGCATTGAAAGGTAATCTCCAGCTTTGTCGAGAGCGGCGCGGTAGCCCGGAATAGCCCCCTGAACCCCATGTGCGGGATCGCCCGCAAGGGCCGTGGTCAAGTCCTTGGCCGCTGTGGCGTAATCACCGTTCTGAATGCCAACTTCCCCAGTCCTGATCACCCGGCCCGTCACCGGATCGCGCTGCACCAAGGCGCTGACCATCTTCTTTACCTTATCCCAGGTCGCCGCCGTGGGCTGTGCTTCGGTGGAGTTGGAAAGATCCTGATTGAGCACAAAGGCGCCGGTGTCTGGGTCCAGCTTCAGGCCGACCGCGACCGGGTCCTGACCAGCGTTCAGCATCGACTTCCCAGCCGCATCGATCGCCTTTTTGATCGCCGGTCGCTCGGAAAGTTTCGCGAGATCGGTGTTCCAGATCGGCGCTGGATTGGAGCGTACAGCGGTATAGAGCGGCTCGGCCTCCGCCTCCAGGCGGCTGGAGAGAGCATCGACGTTTCCGGCCGCTTCCTCCGGGTGAATGCCCGAGACCGCCGCGAAATCGTCGAGGATTCGGGCGGGAGCGTTGGCGGCGCGGGTGCGTAGCTGCGCCTCCAAAACGTCAGGCGTCGTGCCGGAGCGCCTGGCCAAGGCTCCAAGGCTGCTGATCCCCGGCCTGCCGATGGCTTCCGCCGTGGTCATGCCCTTCCCGCTTGGGTCGGAGAGCATCGGGATATCGATGCCCTTCGATTTTGCGAGATCGCTCAGCTTGGCCATGGCCACATCTGTATCGGCCAATCCCACCGCCCCTTCCGGATCGGCCGGCGAAATCAGATTGCGTGCGCCGCTCGTTAGGTCCCCGACCATATCTCCCGCAGCGCCGAGCAAGGCTTTTCCGCCAGCCAGAAGCGGCGGCGCGGCGGCGCCCATGACGGCGCCAGCCGCGCCGCCGGTCATCGCGCCCCTTAAGCGCTTGCCTGGTCCAGCGGCGCCAGCTCCATAGACGGCGCCAATCGGAGCGGCGGTGGCGGCAGACCGGAGCGTTGTCCCAGCAAGCGTCGGCGCGCCAGCAACGAACTTACCGGCAATTACGTTGGCGGGGTTCAGCATCGCCCCGGTTAGATTGCCCCCGATATTAAGGATCGGATGATCGGCTGAGAACCTCTGGCCTGCATTGCGTTCAACCGTCTCGGCGGCTTTGAAGGCGTCGCCCATGTTGTAGCCGGCGTCCGGTTGGCCAGTGGCGTGAGCAACAAAATTGCGAATGCCGGTCATGCCCGCGTTGATGGCCCCATTGAACTCCGGAGCCGCATTGAAGGTGAGGCCATTGACCATGGAGCGCATAAGACCGCCCGCGCCGGGCTTGATCGGCTGGGCATCGGCTGCGGCCTTGATCTCGGCTGGGCTCTTACCTTGATTAGCCCATGTCCCTGCCGCTTCCGCCGCATCCTGCGGGTTAGTGGCGTCAACCACGACCTGGCGACCATCTGGCACGGTGATCTGATATTTTGGCATTAGCCTATCCCACCGGAACCACGGTCGCCGTGCCGCCAGACTTCAGCTTGATCTGCTGCATCGGCTGGGCTCTCATTGAGGGAACGGGCGGTGATGGCCGCCCTACGCCTTGACCCGCCGCTGACCGCGCCCAGGCCGCGTCGGCTCCGTTCAGGGAGCCGGTCCTTGCAAGCCAGTCGGACATGAAATTGGCATAGGCGCGCTTTGTGGCGGCTCGGTCGTCAATTACAGCCGCGCTTGTGTCATTCGAGGCCGGTAAACTACCCCGGCGCGGGACGGTCTTCAGGTTCTGGAAGATTTCCGCCTGGGTAAGGCGTTGGCCAGGCACGCGCAGGCCACTCGCCATTTGCATCGACAGATTGTCCATTGCCTGCGATCCTGGCTGGAACGCCGAACCGATGCCAGAGATGGGGTTCAACGGAACATCGCCCAGCAACGGAACGTGCAGGCGCACTGGGTTGAAGACGGGTCCGGTGAACGTCTTGGTGTTCAGTTGCTGGAACTGGTGGGCCTTCTGCGCGACATCCTCTGCTGTACGGGCGTCTTCCGCATAGGTCGCGACCTTCTTGGCGTCATCGGCATTGACGCCGTGGAAGCCGGGAGGCGAAACCGTGGCTGATGTCTGGACTGGTGCGCCAGCTTGTGGTTGAGCGCCGCCCAACTGAGCAATTACATCACGCAAATCGGCGTTGCGATTGGCCCAGGCATTGGCGTATTTCGCCGCCCCCGGCTGGGTCTTGACGAGGCCGTTTAGCCACTGCTCGCGCAGGTCCATGTATTTGCCAGGATCGCCGCCGGATTGCGCTAGGATCGCCTGCGCCTTTTTGGGATTGATGAAGTAGGTATCCGCATGGGCCGCTGCGAGCGGGGCCGGTAGATCGGCCGCGCCGGACTGCGCGAAATAGCGCTGTGAGAACCGCTGGGCGGCAGTGTCCGGTGTCAGCGTCTTGACGTTGATATCCGGGTTGGCGGACTGATTGAAGCCATACATCGTCGGCGCGCCGTTCAGGTCCGATGGATTCAGGCCGCCTTCATGTTTCAGCACGAATCCCTTGTAGAAGGCCTGAGGATCAAGGCGCGCCGCCGTAGCTCCGACGCCTGATGCTTGGGGAGCAGAGCCAGGCCCGGAGCCGCCGCCGGCCAGGGACAGGGCCTGAGGCAGCGTCATGGTTGTTGGAACGCCGCCAACATCCTTGGTGACCAGAGTATAGGGCGCTTTGCCGCGTTCTGTGCCGGAAGCCTGCGCTTCCGCTGCTGGAGCCACGTAGGGAAGCTCCCCCGCCTTTGTTCCGGCAGCGGTAGCCTTGGCGACATCGCTGATCGCCTGGATCGCGCCATCGGCCATGTGCCAGCCGACTTGCTTGCCGTTGCCGTCGTAGACTGGTTCAGCGCCTTTCGTCGGCGCCTCGCCATAATAGCCGCCGTAGATGCTCGGGTCATTCTCGTCCAGAACGCGGCCGTTGACCACCTGAGCTTTCGGCTGGGCAGCGACCAGCATCTTGACCCAAGGCTCGATATTACCGCCCGCGCGAGCCAATTTCGAGAGATATGGGGTCGCGCCTCGTACGGTGGGCGCCCCACCAGGGGTCGCCTGGGGCGCCGTCAAGGCGGGGGCTGTGGGTGGAATGCTGAACTGCGGCGCCCGCATGGGGTTGGTCAGCGCTGGGAGGGTAGAACCGAAGCCGCCCGGCCCGATGCCGCTCGCCACGCCTAACGCTGACTTCATCGAAGTCAGCGGGTCGGGCGGCTGCGGATTGGCCGCCGCATCGTCTCCAGGCATAAGCGTGGGAACCCTGCTGACCACCGATTGGGCCGGTGATGCGGCCGACTTTCCGCTCGCATAGTCCGCCAGCGCGTCAGTCGCGTCCTGCTGCACTCGAAATTGCTGGCGCGCTTGGGCCATGAGCGGAATCTGCATCGCCATCTCGGGATGACCCTTGGCGATTGCCCCGAACATCATCAGCTTATCGGCGAAGGTCAGGCCGGACCCACCGCTGGGATTCCCGGCCAGCGCCTGCGTCGGCAGCTTCGGAAGGGTGAACCCAAAGGCCATGGGTCAGTGACCACCGAAACCGAACTTGCCGAGCAGTCCGCCGATACCGCCCCCAGCACCGCCGCCGAGGAGTCCAAGCCCTTTGCCATCAAGCAGGCCGGTTCCAATGCCGTTCTTCATCAACAGTGGCAAAAGGCCCATGAAGAGATCAGATCCATGGCTCTGTGCGTCCTGCGCTGGCGCAGGAGCCGTCTCGACGGGGGGTGGCGCAACGGGCGGTGCGCCAGGTGTCGCATTGGGATCAATCGGCGCCGCCCCAGGCTGACCCAGCTTATAGGCCGCGCCCATCATGTCCGCTGGATTGACCCCGCCATGCAGAATCTGGCCGGCGGCCATCATCTTCTGGTTCATCGGCAGGGCGCGCATCTTGTCCAGCCCGGAGCCGTACTGCTGCATTCCCTTGGAGAACATCGAACCGATATCGCTGAAACCGAACGGCATGGTCTTGTCTCCTTAGGCCAGGGCTGAATAGTTGACTTCGAGGAAGCCGTCTGGCCGCTCGCGGACGGCTTGCGGCCTGATCTTCGCAACTTCGTCGGCCATGACGCCGATGAAGCGTGCTGGCCCCCAAATGTAGCGATAGACGTATAGCGCGAGACCGTTGGCCATCTCGCCGATTTGGCGGACATCGCGCTTCAGGCTTCGATCCGAGCCCATGAACAACGAAGCGATCATCGCCAGGTCGCCCGCAGAAGACAGCGCGCCTGGATTTGACGAACCGTTCCCCGTGGTTGTGCCGGTCATATTCTGCGTCGAGTTGGTGGCGCCGGTGGCATCGGTTCCGAAATAAGATCGCAACAGGTCTGGAAGGGTCTGGCTGCCCCATGTCGCCAGATTAAGGGGCGCCTGGGCCTGGGATTGAGCGATGGCCTGCAACGGCGCGCCTGCGGCGTCCTGGGCGGCGACGGTGGCGCGCTGGTTCGCACCGAACTGATCGGCGATATTGGCGTACTGCCCCCCGGCGGCGAGCCGCTGGGCTTGCGTGTTCTGGTTCGCTCCCGCTTGGGCCGTCGCGCCCTGTAGTGCGGTCGCGAAGCCCTGCGACCGTAAACCGCCAAGCGTCGTGGCCCGAGCCCGCGACAAGGCATCCTCCATCGCCGACTTGGTCAAGGCCACGCCAGAACCGCCAAACGCTCCGGGGTTGGAAAGGTCGGACTGTTGACGGGCGATATTGTCGCTGTGATCCAGATCGGCCGAGGTGGCGTCCACCACCTGATTTTGATAGGGGTCCATGAACGACCGCATGAGATCAGCGATCTGCGGCGCCTTGGAGTGCGCCACGCCCGCAGTGACATCAAGCGCGCCGTCATAGTCCCATGGCGTCCCGCTGAGGTTTTGCGCTCCATTGGCGGCTTGGGAGAGCAGCGCATTGGGTCCGGCCACAAAGCTCTGCGGGTTTTGTCCGGCCAAGTTGGAGACATTGCTGGTGACGCCCTGCACCGCATTGGTGATCCAGTCCGGCGCATAGGATCGGTTGCTGGTATTGAACGCAGAGGTTCCGGTCGTCGATTGGTTGGTTGTCGAACTTTGTTTCTGTGACGGCTTGCTCAATTCGAAAGCTCCTTCGCCACCGACACGGCGACTTGACGATATCCCGGAAGCGCCTTGGCCCAGCCGGAGCGGCCGATAACATAGACCCGGTCACACCCCTGTTCGCGGCCGTAGTCTTCCACCTGGGGGAGCATCACATCGCGCAACTCGTCCAGCGCGCCGCCCGCCAGCCAGATCAGCAGGAACCGCCCACGCGGCCAGTTCTGCAACTCGGTGACAACAGCGCTGTTCGGCCAACCCCAAAGCCTGGCTTCGCCGCGCTCCACCGCAGCCTTGACATCCTCAAGGTCATGAGAGCCGCCGCTATATTCAAGCGCCGCCCCGATCCATGGCGCGCAGCGCGTCCACTCGGCCTCGAAGGCGGGATCGATCACATCTTGCCGCATCGCTGAACCTCGAAGATCGGCCTTCCGAGTCGCCCAGCCGTTGGCGCAGAGTTCCCGCTGAACTCGACCTGAAACAGGCGGCCGGTTATGAGGATGTCGGCCTTCATGTCATCTGGCGCCATCGGGACACCTGCCGTGACGGTATCCAGCCCCTGGGGATGTTCGCGGCTGGACACGGTGACGGTGATTGGTCCCATCTGGTCCCTGAAATCCGGCCAAACCCCGTTGATCTGGAGGCGATATTCTGGATCGAGCAACTGAGCCGCTGTGCGGATCGACCACGCGAAGGCCCCCGCGTCCGCAGAGAAGCCGGTTTCATGATAATAGGCCGCGCCGGTAGAGCTGACACCAACCGGAAAAAGAGATGGCCCGGCGTCCACATACGCCGTCCGATCCATGATCCCGCGATACCAAGCCCCGGCGTCGATTCCGCTAAGCTCCATGGCGACATAGCGACTGTTTTCGAAGCCCTCCCGCTTGTCCGGATAGTCAAAGCGAATCTCGGAGAACTCGGCATTCGCCGAGGCCACGATCTTGTCCCCCTGAACAGCCGCCAGGTTCTCGGCGAAATCCGTCCGAATCGGACATGGCAGCACCGCCGGAGCGCCACCAACGCCGTAGCTGTGGAACTGGCGATCCGGGCTTACCCAGAATGCCGTTTGCCCCACCACGATGACTGCGTTGGGGCCGATCAGCCCGCAGCTCAGCCCGACGCGGGTGAAATCCCAAGGGCGATCCAATGCGCCGGTATAGGTTCCCAGAAATAGTTCATCGCTCGTCCAAACCAGCAAATAGGGACCGCACATGCGACCAGCGACGATCCGCCCAGAACCCGGCAGTACATATTCGCGGGAGGTCGAGGTGAGCGTTGACCAGCTATTGTAATCGCGGATCGCCGAGTGCCGGATCGCGCGGGGATTGAAGACCCCATCGGCTTCCTGGTTGCAGCCGAGGGCGAACAGCATATAGCCCCCCTGCATGGGGGCGACCAGCATATGGGTGATCTGCGTTGGAGCCCCGTCCACAGCGGCCATTCGCGCCGCCGTGTTGTTGCCCCAGGCGTAAAGGCCGCCGTTTCGCGGACTGCCCGCCAAGACCTGCCCCCAGGCATCGAAGCTCCAAGTCCGGGGGAAATAATCGGCCGTGGCCGGGGTTTCCCCCCATGGTCCGCCGCCGTATCCCCCGGTTCCGAAGCCCACCGAGCCTGTACCATCCGTGGCGCCGGCTGGAAGCGCGGTCTGGGGCGTGACGACAATGCCCGAACCGCCCCCAGCGGCCACAGTGGCGTTCGCATTGCTCCCGGCGGTGTAGTGGTAGTGGTCAGCATCATCCACGGTGATCGTGAATGTGCCGTTCGGAACAACTGTCGCGACCGTGGCGGCGCCGAAAATCTTTAGGCTTAGGCCGGTCGTATAGCCGTGAGCGACATGGTGTACATCGATCCTAGCCGTGGTGTTTGTGGTCGCCAGAGGATCGGTTCCCAGCGGCGTCGGTGGCCCAAACGGCGTGATGTCGAACAGCGCGCCACCTTGCCACAACTGGACTTTCGAATGGGTCCCGAAGGCGATGTTCAGGATCGCGGCGTTATCGGTCCACGGAAACACTGCTCGGCAGACGCCGGTCAGCAGCGTCGACACCAAGCTTTCCCACCCGCCGATGATCTGGGGGCGGCCCAGCCGAAACCGGACGTTGTTGCAATCGCCCCAGCGGCCCTCAGCGCCATAGATGGTATCATCGCCGTTCAAACCGGGAGGCAGGTCTAGAGGTATCCTGATCTCAGCCTCCCCTGCGGTGTGTATAGTGTGTTGACTAGGCACCAGTGTGTGCTATACACACGTCATGAACAGCCGGGACATCATCAGCGCCATCGAAGCAGACGGTTGGTTCCAAGTGGCGCAGAAGGGGTCCCACGTTCAGTTCCGTCATCCGGCCAAGCCGGGCCGCGTCACCGTCGTGCATCCGAAGAAGGATATTTCCATCGGCACGCTTCGCTCCATCGAGAAGCAGGCCGGGCTCAAACTGAGGTAATCATGACCCATTACATCGGCATCATTCACAAGGACGCAGAGAGCAACTTCGGGATTTCGTTTCCCGACTTCCCCGGCTGCATCTCCGCTGGCTCCACCCTGGACGAAGCCCGCGCCATGGGGGCCGAGGCCCTGGCTTTCCACGTCGAAGGCATGACCGAGGATGGCGAGGCGATCCCCGAGCCCTCCACCTTGGAAGTCGTGATGAACGACCCCGACTTCCGCGATGGCGTCGCCGTGCTTATCGACCTTCCCGCCGCCGCAGCCAGGGTTGTCCGGGTCAACATCACCCTGCCCGCCGATACTCTGCGCCGCATCGACCAGTTCGCCGAGGCTCACGGCTTCACCCGCTCCGGGTTCCTGGCTTCGGCGGCAGTGAAGGAATTAGAGGCGGCTTAGGGTCTCCTTGGGGTAGGGTGTGGGGATGGATGAGGCATGGCACGCCGCCACGACCTATTATCGGGAAGGCAACAGCCTTTGGAGGGCGGGGCGAGCGGCCGAAGCAGTCGAATGTTATCGAAGGGCGCTGGGCTTCCTTCCGAACCACCCTGACATTTTGCTCAACCTGGGTAACGCCCTGCTTTGCCTAGGATGTGACGCGGAAGGTTGGGCGGCCTACCAATATCGTGCGGAAAGGCGGCAGTCACTCGCTCAGGGTCTTGGTTTTCCAGAATGGCGCGGCGAGTCGCTAGCCGGGAAGCGGTTGTTCATCTGGACGGAACAAGGTCTTGGGGACCACATCTTTGCGGCCCGTTTCGCGCTGAACCTTGAGGCCGCAAAAACCACCATGGTGGCGCCCGCCCAACTCGCCGGCCTATTCTCCCAATTACCCCTCCGGGTCATCCCCCGTACATTTCCGACATCCGTCGAGCCGGACTACGATTTCTGGACGCTTCCACTCTCGCTGCCACAATGGGTCAAGCCGGCCCCGACGCCCTATCTGAGCGCCAATCCGCGTGCGGCTTCCAGTCGAATCGGCGTGATGTCGCGCGGGAACGCCCTGCCCGATCCGAACCGCTCGCTTCCTGATGATATCGCCCAACATCTTCTTGCGCTGACTGGTGCGGTAAGCCTTCACCCCGAAGACACCGGCGCTGTGAGCTTTTTGGACACAGCAGAGATCATCGCGGGACTGGATCTGGTGATCTCTATTGACACGTCGGTCGCTCATTTGGCCGGGGCCATGGGTAAGCCGGTATGGATCATGCTTCATCACGAGAGCCACGACTGGCGGTGGCGTGGGGTTCCTCCGTGGTACCCAACGGCCGAATTTTATCGCCAGCCTTTTCCAGGCGACTGGCTGCCCGTGATTGAAGCCATCGGCCAGCGAGTAGCCTCAGAACGGACGGATGAGCCAAATGGTGATGTGCCCAGCGCCGCCATTTCCAGTCGAAAATTGTGAAGCCCCTGATCCGCCGCCGGAAATGCCCCCGCTTGACGATGGGCCGCCGCCGGAGCCGTCCGAACCTGCCCCACCAGGGATAATTAATCCGAGTTCGGAGAACCCCGCCCCGCCACCACCGCCACCAAGATGTTGAAGGATTTGGCCGGCACCACCGCCTCCGCCACCGACCCCTCCCGATCCACCAGCAATATCGGCATTGCCGCCGGCTCCGCCAGGTCGCACGATGTCGCCAACGCCAACGCCTCCACCTCCCCCAGTCCCACCGCCAGAACTGGTACCTCCTGCCCCCCCACCTGCAGTCACCAAAATCGCGCCATTCAGGGAGACCGTCGAGTCCCCTCCCGAATTACCGTTGGCAGCTCCGGGGGAACCTGCTCCGCCGGAGCCGACACTCCACGAGAGTGCCTGACCAATTCCTAAACGCACGCGTTTGAAGGCAGCTCCGCCCCCGCCGCCGCCGCCCGCGTTAGTCGTCGAAGCGCCGCTGCCACCGCCACCGATCGCGAAGATGAGCGCCTGACAGGGCTTTGGGGCCGTAACGCTTCCAGTGCCGGACGCCGCATCAATGACACGTAGTATTTCCAGGTTCACACTATGAGTGGACTTCCGCCCATTCATTCCCTGCCCAACAAACCCTCTTAGTTTCTGGCTGGGAATACTCATCAGTAGTCAGCCCATTCGGCAACGAAGATGAAAGTCTTGGCGATAGAGGGGGCCACGTAGATTTTCTCGTTGGCTTGGCCGATCATCGGGTTGTCATCGGAGAACCCGAAGTCGATGGAGATCGGTGCGTCCGTGGTGCTCACGGTGTCGTTGGTGACGGCAGCGGCGCCAGCCCAATACTTGGTCGTCCCGCCGTCCGCAGACCGATAGTATTGCGCGACCCCAGTTGCCCCTGTGGATTCTTGCGGCATCGCGTATAGCCGGGTCAGCCGCCCGCCGTTAGCACCGAAGGTCATCAGCAAAGCTGAGTTGGTTGGGCTGGTCGTCGGCGGATAGGTGGTCTGCGCCGTGGCGTAAATCACGTAGGCCGACTTCGGCGTCTGCGGCGTGACTATTTGGTTCGCGGAAACGGCCATAGTTGGCTCCTAAAGGGCGACGGCGAGGGCAACTTGCTTGCCCACGATGTTGGTCAAATAGTCGCCAAGGTCGGTTGTCTGGACCTGCTGCCAAGTCGGCGGTGAACCATCGACCGTAACCTTGAGGAACTTTCCCAGCGCGCCGGTTGTGCCAGGAACCGCCCCCGCGCTCGCCGTCTGGGCGGTGATGTAGTCCTTAAGGCCGTAGCCGCCGAAACTGATCGTATGGACGCCCGACCCGTCGCAATCGGCGACCGTCTTATCCCCGGCGTCGATGCTGACAGTGGCGCCGGCCCCGGTGGTGATCGTCAGCACCTTGTTGGTGGCGTTGTAGATGAAGTAGCTTTTCGAAACGCTCGGGAGGGTGATCGTGCCGTTTGCGGCGAGCGCCCCGGTGAACTTGATCATCGCCGCGCGCGCCTCGTCGTCGCCGGCGTTGGCGGTGGTAAGCGTGTAATCGCCCGTTATCGCCTTGGTCAGCCATCCGGCCACCGCATAGTCGGCGTGCGCCAGCACGCTGTTCAGCTTGTCGCCCCACAGGTTGATGTTCTCGCCGGTGAACTGCAGCTCGAAGCGGAGCGAGGAAGACCAAGAGGAAGGCATTAGATGATCACCCCTCCAGTGTCGGCGCGATACCAGCTCGTCCCGTCCGAAAACGCGAGCGCCGGATAGTCGCTGACGATCACGATGTGGCTTCGGTAGCTGTCTGCGGGCGGTAGCCCGGCGATGGTGACGGTCAGAAGCGCACCGGGCTCTTGGGGGTGCTGAAGCCCACGGATGGCGTCTTCGTGGCTCTTCAGGACGCTGACGACAGGCGGCGGCAGGTTCGGGCCAACCGGAACCAGGGAGGCGGCCATCAGGCGTCAGTCCGGATGTTGTAGCCCGTGACACGGCTAAACCGCTGGATCTGGCCTGGCTCCGTCACGAGCCGCTGCTGAGCCCGGCTTCTGGCGTCTTTGGCGTTGATCTCGCCAATAGCGCGCGTCAGCCGGCCCTCATAGGCGCCGGCCAGCTCCGCATCGCGCAGGAAGGGGCCGGCCTCGCACAGGGTCGCGAACAGATAGGCGTCCGGGTAGTCGGTGAGCAGGGCGTTGGTCGGCGCGGTGTCGGAAAGGGCGTATTTCTCCATGCAACGCAGCGTGAAAGCATAGGCTTGGTCGCAAACCCTCTCGAAGCCAAGGTTTGCGCCGTCGATCGTCCACTTGTAGGGCTGGCCGCTGTCCGCCGACGCATTGAGCGCCGCCGGGTCCACGAAATCGATCTCAAGGCGCGTATTTGAGCCCGGCGGGGTGATCCAGAGCGTCAAAGCCTCGGAATAGGCCGCCGGAAGCGGAATGAAGCGTGAGCCAGGTATGCCAGTCAGGCCGACATCCAACTCCGCCTGGCGTTGACGCAGGACGCGATTGAGGCGCGATTCCGCCAGTGCGATGAACTCTGGAATCCGCGCGGTCAGGTCTGCGCGGATCAGCCAGTTGGCCGCCGCAGTCTGCAACTCGGCATAGGTCGTGATCGCCATGCGCCTACCCCTCGAAGATCAGAACCGTGGTGGCGGGTGCGGCGCGGCAACCGTCAGTCGCTTGTTCCGCCCTTTTTCGGCTTATCGGACTGCTCTGCGGTCAGTGGGGGCTGAAGATCGGCGACCCGCTGATTGGCCGCCTCCAACTCGGCCACCAGACCCGGCACCTTCTCGGCTTCGGGCCTGTAGCTGTCGACGGCATCGGAGAACCGTTTGGCGTCGGCGCGGGCCTGATCGCGTTCGGTCATGTAGCCCTTTGCCGCAGCCTCGGCGGTGGCCTGTCCGCTTTCGGCGGTGATGGCGCGCTGCTCCATGGCGTCGAGCTTTCCCACGGCCTCATCCCGCTCGGCCGCGCGCTGGGCCAGGGAGTGGGTTGCGGTGTCGAGCTGGGCCGACAGCCGGTCTATGGTCTTCTGTGCATCCTTCAGATCAAGCAGCGCCTGGGCGTTCGTTTTCTTGCCGACTGGTTCTCCGCCGCGTTCCGTCGACCACGCATCACCAGGCCAGTCCGAGCCCTTTGGAAACTCTCGGCCGTCCGGCTCGGCGGCACAGTAGAGGATCGCGTCTGCGGAAAGAACGCTGGGATTGACCATAATGGATTCCTTGGAGAGGGCTGCCGCTCAGGCGTGGGTTTGGGTGATTTCGGCGATGCGGGCCGGGTCGTTGGCGCCGCCGGGCTCGCGCATCAGAAACTCGTGCAGGTTGCCAGGATAGGCGGTCGCGGTGGAATGGTGCGTCAAGGCTAGGTGCGGCAAGACGAAGAGTTCACCGCCTAGCGCCAGCCAATTACGGGAAAATGCGTAGTCCTCGCCCCACCACACGCCCTCGTGGGCACCGTGGTTGAATAGGTCGACAGAGAACCCAAGCGGCGATCCATAACAGAGCTGCGGGTAGGCCCGCATAAAACGTTCAACACCAGTTCGGGTGATCTTTAGGAAGCCCGCCGGCACGCGGTTGGCGCGCAAGGCCACGGTTCCCTCATCGACGCCACTCACGCCAATAACCCGGCCCGCAGGGTCGCGGACCAGTTCGCCCATGTATTCTTCGTCATCTTTTTTGAAGCGGTAGGTTCCCGCCACGACATCGGTTGGCGTGCGGATCAGCGCCAGCAGGTCTGCTGGGCGCCAACTCATATCGTGGTCGATGAACACGACGACATCAGCGCCCCAATCCAGCGCCTTGCGAAGGACTGTGGCCCTAGCGGCGGATATGTAGGGATTGCCGGTCTCCAGAAATAGAAGATGGTCGATACCGGCTTCTTCCAGGGCCGGCTTGGACACCGTAAGCGCCTCGACATAGGCGGGATGCGGCTGGGTCAGGGTCGGGGTGCAGATCGCGGCTTTCATCGGTGGGCGACTGCCATCAGGTTGAAGTTGGGAAGGCGCTCAACAACGACGCCCCGGAAGCCTGCAGCCTCAAGGGCGGCCTTGAGCGTAGTGGCGATGAACCCGGTTCGGTGCGCCATGTGCGGCTGCTCGCCGAGCGCCGCGCGGAAGCCATAGATAAGATCCAGTCCGCAGACAGGGCCAGCCGGAGAAACGAACAGCTGGTCGTCGGTCGCCGATACGCCCTCAAGATCCGGGACCATAATAACGGCTGCGCCACCATCCACCAGCACGCGGCGGAACTCCGCCAAGGCGACTGGCGCCTCATGAGGCGAGAGATGTTCCAGGCTGTGCGAGGAATAGACCAGAGCGAAGGGACCGATATCGCCCAGGTCGGTCATCGAGGCGACGATATCGGGATCGCAGCGCGGATCGATATCGAGGCGGGTCTCGACGTATCGGCTAAAGCCGTCAGGAATTGGCTCGTGGCCGCATCCGACGTGAAGGAGCGCCCCCGCACCCTCGGTCTCTGGTGGGGGCGCTCCCGACACTGTCGGTCTAGGCGGTGACGTAGAGGCCGAAGGCGATCAGCGCCTTAGACATCTCCAGCATGATCGCGGCGGTGTTCGACGCGACCGAGACGTAGGAACTGGCCGAGAGCAGCGAAGTGGCCAGCACGGTCGAGGTGCGCTGAACGATCGGCGTTACGCCATATAGGCTGATCTTATCCGTCGCGGATTGACCGAAGTTGGTCCCGCCGGACGGATTGCGGGTGAGCTGGATATCGGCAGCCATGGGGCTGTCTCCTTTGAGGTAGTGGGGCCAGCCACGAAGGACCGGCCCCTAAGTTTCAGGGGGAAAGCAGGCTTGCCGAGGCCTAGTTGTTGGCCATGCGAACGGCTAGGCGGCGGCGCAAGGTCTTGTAGCCGTAGAGGACATCGACACGGCAGGGGAGCTTGTCGTTGTTGATGTCGTACTGGCGCACAATCCGCATACTGATGCCGTCGAAGACCTCGCGAGCGGCGAAGTCCACGCCCTGCGGCATCACCAGATCGGCTGTCGCGAAGGCGAAAGCCCCCTTCTGGTAGGCGAGGCTGATGCCGTAGTTCGTGGACGCCGTGCCAGCCCAGGTGATCGCCGCCGTGGCGGAGGTGGTGGTCACCGTGACGTTCTGGCGTCCGCCAGCCGTGATGATGCTCGGCACGATGGTGATGCCAGTGGTCGCGCCAGACAAGATGTCGGCCGCGAGCGCGAACTGTTGCAGCACCCCCGTGGAAACCTTCGACTCCGGATGCACGCGATAGACACCGGCGATGGTGAAGATATCGCCCTTGACGCCAGCGCCCGAGCCCGACGCGAAGGTCAGGGTCGAGAGTTCGGTCGACGAAGACGGCATCTGCGCCGTGGTGGTGTCGGTCGTGTAGGCGGTGTTCTCCGCGCCACGGGCGTGCGTCGGCAGGAGGGTATTTTCCATCCAGTCGAAGCCCGCCGCCCGGCCCAGGTAGCCCTCCTTGAATTGCAGGGAGAGACTCTTCTGGTCGTTGAAGAACGTCGAGGTCGTGGTGTTGACGATATCGACATTGTCTTGGGTGTTCACCAGAGCGACCATGTCGTTGGGCGGCGCCAGATTGTCGACCAGCATCTTACGAGCCAGCAACGCCTTGGCGAAGGACGCCGCCGCACCCGTGTTATTGATCTGGTACGGGATGTCCTTGTACATCGAGATCGCATCGGCCTCGATGTTCGACGCTAGAACCGCCATCGCCGGCTGCAGGATGCGCTCGGAGAAGTCGTCCAGGTTCAGCGTAAGGTCGGTGGACGTGAAGTCCAGATCAACGCCCTTCTGGTTATTGATCTTCAGGTCGGCGCTCGTCTCAGACGTGTCGTTGAGCGTGCCTCCCGAGCCAAGCACTGCGCCGGAACGGACGACATATTCGTTGGGCAAGCGGATTTTCAGGGTATCGCCGATCTTGGCGCCCTTCTTGGCGTAACTGTCGTCATAGTCGCGGGTGATGGAGCCAATGAAATTGAGCTTCTGGTGCAGCACGCGCAGAGCTTCACGCGTCACCGCCGTAGGTGTCAGGAAGGCGTTAGCCATGGAAAAAGGTCCTTCTGGCCCGGCCTAGGCTCGGGCGCTGGGAAAGCGGCGTCTCTCGACGGCGCGGTTCAAGGTGAAGCCTTATCGGGCTGTGCGTGCAGCCACGGCGGCTGCCTGCTTGGCGGCGACTTGGCGATTACGCCTTTCCATCCAGGCCTCGGTTGAGTTGTCGTCGCGAGGTCGTGTCGGCTGGACGCTGCCTATGGCCGATTCGACTGGACGGCTCTCTTGAGCCTTCAGGTTGGATTGCGCGGTCTTGTTGGTCTCAAGGGTTTTCTTGAGCTTCGCGTTCTCGGCCTGGAGGCCACGGAGCTTGTCCGCCATCTTCCAGGCCCTGGGGTCGGTCGCGTCTTGGAGTTCTTCGGGTGAATACCCGAGTTCCGTCACCGCGAACGACGCCACGTCGGCAAAGCGCTGTTGGTCCCATCCTTCCGACACCAGGGCCTTTCCCGTTTCCTGGCGCGCCATGGCGAGGCTGGTTTCCCTGGCCTTCGCTTGCTCATCCAGACGGGCTTTCTCCTTGGTCGTCAGATCTTCTTTCGCCGCCGCCAAGGCGCGCTTGCTGTCCTCTTCGGACTGGAGCGCGTTGGTATAGGCTGTGCGGTATTGCTGGTAGCTGAGGACAGCCGGATCATCGTCCGGCAGGCCCTGTAGCTGGTTGCGCCAGCCGGCCCAGTCGATACCGCGCAAGGTGGTGCCGCGAGCATCAAGGGCGCCGTCCAATTGCTGCGTCGCCGCCGTGGCCCTGTCTTCGAGTAGCACGACCTTGGCGTGTTCGGCCGGGAGGGCGGCGCGGCTTTCCTCGATCTGCTGATGTAGCGTCTGCCGTTCGGTCTCGAAGGTGCGGCGTTGCTCGGAAAGCGCCTGGGTCTTCTGTCGGTAGTCGACATCCGCCATCACGCGGTCTTTGATCTCCGGTGGCAGTTTATAAGTTTTGCCATTCAACTCGATATCGACCAATCCGTCAGCCGCCACGTCCTTTCGGCGAGCTTCCGCGCCATTGGCGGCCTCTTCGTCTCCGGACTCCGCCTCGCCTCTGGCCAGCCTCGCGGCTTTGGCGGCGGCGTTCTCATCGTCCGCCTCGACCCGGTCTAGGTGTTCGGTGTCAAAATCGTCGGTTTCATTCGCGGCCGGGGCTTCGGTCGCGACTCCGGGCGCAGAGGTGTCCTCCGCAACCGGGCTGGTCGCTGCTTCTGACATAGGGGTCCTGGTGATTTGGCCGAGAGGGGGCCGGTTGAGCCGCTAGGCGGCGGGTGGCGTGGCCGGAGGCGCCATGGGCGGCGCGGGCGGTTGTAGGGGTGGTATCATGCCGCCACCGCCCGACATGGGCTGTGGCTCATCGTTGGCTGGCGGCTGGCCCATACGTTGTTGTAGCGCGGCCATGATGGTTTGCGGATCGGCCCCATTCTGCGCGGCCTCGATCAGGTCGGGCTGACCCAGGATGTGCACCAAGGACGCCATAACGAACGGAAGGGCCTGCGCCGGATCAATCGGAGCGCCAGCCTTACCGAACTCGACCCCTAAGCGCTTGGTCTCGGCATCGAACTTGGAGACGTTGACCTTCTGCTGTTCGATAGAGGCGTCGGTCTCCAGTTCGGTGATCTTCGCCTTGGCTTGGCCGAGAACCTGGGCAAGTTGCTGTACCTGGGCCTTGAGCGCATCGGCCTCTGGATTATCCCCCTGAAGTTGATGCGGGAGCATGGCCTTGAAGCGGTTGGCGATTTCCTCCGCGCCCGGCCAGTCCAGGTTTTTCGCAACCAGATCGCCCATGATGGGCGCGGCTGACGGATAAGCCCGGATCAGCTCGATCATTTGCGAGGCGGCTTCCTCACGCTGGGTCGTGTAACTTGGACCAGCCGTGACCACGAGATCGTATTTGCCAACTGTAAGATCAAAGACCCTGGCAAGTTCGTTGGCCTCGTCCCGCTGCGAGCCTTCCGGCGCACCTTGGGATTGTTGACTTGATTGTGCCGCGCTGGGCATTCCGAGAAGTTGCGACTGTGGACAGCGCGGGCTATTGCCGACTAGCGGGCCGCTCCATTGACCGCCCGGCGCGCACCGAATGACCTTGGCATCCCCCTCCGGCCCTAGGATGCGAAGCATCCTCTGGGTGGAATAGACTGTCGGGATCAGGTCGAGACCAACGCGGCCAGCATGGCGAATTGCTCGGCTCAGATTGTCGATGAAGTGAAAGCTGGAGACATCCCCCTCGCGTTGGCGAGCCATGATCGCAACGCCTGAGGTCTCATTCGACCGTGCGCCCAGGGACGCATCGTGAAGACCCATGATCGACTTCATGTCGTCCGAGGCGTTCAGCGCCTCCTGAATCGCACCCGCCGGCATTGAGGCGAACTGCTGACGCTGCGGCGGCGCGCCATTTGGGACGGGGTCGTATTCGATATAGGCGTGGGTTTCGGTGTTGGCCGTGGCCCACTTCTCAGCGTCAGTAACGAAGCTTCCCACCGCTCCGATGAACGGCGTTTTCGGGGCGAGAGCGACAAGCTCGGTGCTGGTCGTGCGCCAGTAGTTGAACATTCGTTGCGGGTCTTTCGCATCCCGCACCAGCGAGCGGAAGTGCCGTTTGCCCTCGATGTTGATGTCTTCGCCATAGACCGGCACGATGGGGATGTATTTGCCAGCCCAAGCGTTCGTTTCCAGCACATCGGCGCCGGAGCACATGCGCTGCGTGACCTTGAAGCTCGGCACCTCGCGGGGCTGACCCAGCATGGCGACGCCGATCGCATCGAACAGCGCCTTGTTGGCCTCGAACACCTTGAGATCGACGATGAGATTTTCGGTCAGGAGGGGCAATGCCTGCTGAACCGCGCCTTCATCAGCATCCAGAGACGGAGCTGACAGCGCCACGATCATCCGGATGGACTTGTCGCGTGACCAACACGCGGCGATGGTGATGTTCTCGCCATCGGTTTCGGCCGTCTTGCCGACCCCGCGCCCCTCGAAGCTTACAGCATCGGCGCCCTTCCAGCGCGCCTCGAAGGCCTTCTTCGTCAAGCTGGACAGCTCGAAGGCTGAGTTCCAGTCCGAGGAGTCCGCCGCTGTCGAGGCCGGATCACCATAGATCGAGAAGCAGTTAGGCTTGGCTTCGATCACCAGATCCTGCTCAAACCCATCGTCTGAGGCATAGCGTGTGTTCAGGCCGAAATAGCCGAAGCCGCCGGTGACCGCGTGCTCCAGGGCCGTGTCATAGGCTACGTCAGCGTCGCTGGATTGTTCGATGTGGCGGAACAGGCCGTTGATGATCTCCGCCGTTTCTGGATCGGCGTCGCTGTCCACCGGGTGGACGTTGATGCTGGGCTTATTCTGCCGCGCGTCATTGACGACCTGGCGGATGAAACTCGGCAGGCGATTGATGGTGAGACACGGGCGCCCGTCAAGCTCGCGCTGGCGCCTGATCTTCAGCGGCCATTGCTCGGCCAACCGCGCGAACTGGAAATCATCCAGCGCGGCCTTGTAGTTCTCGTCGGCGGCGTCCTGGGCGGCTTCGAAGGCTTCCTTGTCGGCGTCGAGCGCGTCATCGTCTTTGGTGGTGTCGGAACCGGCCATCAGCGATTGAATACTTCAACGGCCGTGATCTGCGTGACCAGATCACGGCGGATACGGGTACCGCTCATTCGTCATCTTCCGGGAGGGTGGCCAGGATTACGTCAAGCGCGCGACGACCGGATGGCGTATTGGGCAACCCGACGAGGTCCAGCATCATTGGCGTCAGGTAATCGTCGGCAAATTCCTGAAGGGTCAGCACGCGGGTATCGTTCACAACGCCCTCCGGTCCAAAAGTTCAGCCGCCATGATGGATGCGGCGCGAAGCCGGGAATCTTCGGCCATGTTAGGCACCAGCTCGGCCAGTTCCTCGCGCGCCTCGGCAAGCCAGGATTGAGCCTTCGATGTTGGTTGGCCGAGCACCGCCCAGCCACGCTCGGTCCTGATCAGCGACTGGCGCTCGGTACGGCGAGTCGGTAGGGGCTCGTCGGGGTCAAGGATCAAGCCCGCCCCTCCACCTGCATCCCCATCAGTTCCTGAATGGATACCGGACCGCCAACGCATTGCGCTGCGCGGGTGAACATCGCCGTGGCCTCGATCTCGCCAGCCCTGGCCGCCAATGATCGCAAAGCGTCAGAGACCGGCTTCAGCATCGCAGCGTAGGCCTCACCGTCGAGGTAGTCGGCGTACCCCACGGCACTGTCGCAGGTCAGGTGACGCCAGGTATCGCCGTCCCAGATGAATACCCGGATGCCCTCGCCTTCGCGGTGCATCAGGCCCAAGCTCATCTTGTGGTCTGGCAAGTCTATTTGCCCGGTGAGCATACCGGGCGGCGGCGGGATGAATTCGGTCATCTCGCTCCTCCTCATCCCATCCAGCTACCCGCGCCAGCGTGCTCACGGGGCCGAGCCTTGTTCGGCCCGACCACGCCCCGGCGGTTGGCCGCGAACTCGCCGAACGCGTCGGCGCCGTGGCTGTTCTCGTCATGCAGCGGGCCAGTGAAGTTCTTGGTCGTGCGGTTCCAGCGCTTGCGATATCCGCGCAGCCTGTTGAGGCCGGTGGCGCACTTCTCGGCGTCGAACCATGTTATCGGGATCATCAGCCGTGATGCGTTGATCCGCTCCTCCGGGTCCTGCGCGACGCCTACACTGATCGGCGAGACGCCAAGCCCGTTCAAGGTTTCACGCCGCGTCTTCCCGGCGGCGCCAAGCTCCCGGACCATCACATCGTGCGGCAGGTGGTGGGTCCCGTAGATGTAGGGCTTCTGCGCGATGGCCTGGGCCACGATCTGCTGCAGGCCGATGCCAGCCGTCTCGAAATAGTCGATGGCGCGGACCTCCCGACCAATTTGCTGGAAGAACCAGATGGCCGTGTAGTCGTCGATCCCCAGGTCCCAGGCCGTGTCGACCTTCAGCGCCGGGTCATATGGAACCCGTGTCAGACGGCCGGCGCTCTCGGCCTCGTTTATCAGCGGTGCGTAGTAGGCGCCCGGCGTTGCCGCGTCGAAATCGACCAGATATTCCTGATTGAACTTCGCCTCGCCCTCTTCGACCGAACCTGATTCGGAGATCAGCTCCGCCTTCTCGCGGGCGAGCTGTTCATGTGTGAAAACATTCGTCTCCGTCGCCGGACTTTTCAGCGTGAACCAGTTCGGATCGCCTGAGCGGGCATCAAATCCCTGCGTCGCGTGGTTTCTGCCGCGTGGCGTCCAGATGAACACCGCCCACCCTCGGTTCTCCGCGAGGATCGGCCGCATGTAGGTCCAAGCCTCAGGCCTCGCCAAGGACCATTCCGAGAAGACGACGCCAACCGGCGGAGCGCCAACGAGACTGTCGAAATTGTCAGATCCGATAACCTGCCAGGTAGAGCCATTCTGGAAGCGGATAAGCATGTCCACTTCGCGGGTGTTGGCCCGCATGGCAGGGGGGAAAGCCTCGTCTATTCGCCGCTTACCCGTATGAGGATTGATGGCGTCCCAGATGGCTTTCCGGGCTTGGCTGGCCTCGGGCAGCATGTGCCAGTAGGTTCCGACCCGCTCCTGTGACTTGCAGGCAGCCAGGTGCAGCGCAACGTCATCCTTGCCCCAACGCCGATGCGCCGCCACGTCGGCTCGCAAGCCGCCATGCTCCAGGTATTGCCAGAGCGATTTCTGGTACTGTCTCGGCTCCCAACCGTTGGGAAGATTGACCTCAGCTTTCATCCGGCTCGGGGGTGAAGCGCTTGATGTTGACGACCAGAGCGGCGCCACCCTCTCCGGCTAGCTCGGAGCGTTCACGATAGGGCTCCAGCGGGAATCGCCCGCTCATCGCCTGCTTCCAAAGACCGGCCTGATATCCGGTGGTCGCCAGATTTTTGCGGGATTGCCTCTCCCACCAAGCGAGACTGAGATCATGCGCGAGGAGAAGTGCAGCCAAAAACTCTGGATGCGCCTCGCTCCAATTCGCTAGCGTTTGACGCGCGACACCGATCTCCGCTGCGATCTCCGCGCGGCTCATGCCTTCTGCGCCGAGATTGATTACCTCATCGCAGAATTTCGGGTCGTAGGCGCTTGGGCGTCCAACCGGGCGCGTTTGTTCCGCCTCGCCCATCGTTCCTCGCTTGCCACTCCCCGGGGGTCTGGTGGCGCTTGATGGTGTGACACAGGGTGTGGTACACTGTGATGATGGTCAGCAAATCATCCGCGACGCGAACGATCCGGCTTCAGAATGATCTCTGGTCTGGCCTAAGCGCTGAGGCTGCTCGGCGCGGGGTCGCGGTCAACGGCCTCGTGGCCGATCTGCTGGAGGTTGGGCTACTGCGCTCGGCTGAGCGAGAGGCCACCGTCGCATTAAAGGTTCAGCGCATCCCGCCTGGACCAAAATTCTGGCCTAGCGGCGCTTTGATCGAGCCGCACCACACCGAGGACCCTGCGCCGAAGTTGACGCTGGGCAGTTCAGTGACATTCGGGCCGCAGCCGCCGAAGTATGGCGCCAGGCTCAAGACCGGAAAGGCGAAGCAATGAGCTTTCGCTAGCCCCCACGAAATACGGCCAGAACTCGTAGCGGTCGATCCTGTCCTGCCACAGGGCGCGGATCGGGCGCTGGGCGCCGTCATCCGTAGAGGTATCGCGCCACAGCACAGTCCGCAGGGTCAAGGCTCCGCTTAACGGGCTTTCTGAGGGTTGAGGCTGAGCTGGGCGCGAAAGCTTCGCAGGCGGCGCTCAAGCGCGACTTCGCCAACTACCCTTTTTCATAGCGAGCGTTGCAATGGCGCGCAACAACTAATTGCGGGTCACTTTCGTTCCCTCACCAGATGATGTGCAAAGCCGGCTTTTCGCGCCTGTGTCTGCACTGGGCGATGTAGCCCCCTCGCGCCAGCTTCACTGACTGACTTCATGCCCCATAGCCTTGGCGGAGGGTCTTCCGGGGCGCTTAAGCTGTGGAGCGAACCTTGCCCCAAGATAACGGGGAAGTCGGGCCAGTCGTAATCCATCAAGCCGCCCTCTGGCCGCCAAAAGCCTTCGTGAGCCGATGCGCCGCCCCCTCCCGCTCTATGGATGTATAGGCGTCCCGCAAGTTGACGACCGATGCCCTAACGGCCGCCGCCTGGCCTTCGGTGTGATCCTCGCCTGTGACATAGGCTGTGTGATCCCGCCAGGTACCCCGGTCGATAGCCGGCGCGATCAGTTCGCATAGCAGCCAGAAGTCCCGAGGAGAGATTCGGTCCTGAACCTTGTCCACCATGATCCCGGCGGTTCGCATCAGGTCTGTTGTGTGGCCTGCGGTGCAATCCACCCTTCCCGTTCCGGCCATGCGTTCTGAGAGACCCAAACGATTCAGCAGGTCCAGCTCGAACCTCCGGGCTGCGTCGTAGCAGCCTTGGGCGAGGCCCTTGCGGAGCGCGGTGAAGGCATCGACGCGACGGGCGGAGTCCACGTCCACCTTTCGTCCCTCCCGCTGCTTGCCCTGGCGGGTGATCTCTACGTCCGATTGGAACGGCAGGGTGGAGGCATCACCAGGCAAACCCACGGCCAGGAAATCCTGGGTACGCTCGCTCATGGCCTTCTGCATAACGCTGTTGGCTCTGATCTTCGTCTTACGCGCCATTATCGCTCCATTCCCTGCCGAGCGGCCATGGAAGATCGCCTTCCTCTCCAAACCCTATGACCGTCCAATATCCTAGAGGCTTGCCGGGTGGACTGTTCCGGGTAGGTCTGCTCCAGGGCGGCGAGGACCCGTAGGACGGCCAAGTCATCGCGGGTGAGTTCCGAATAGCGCAGGTTCATTTTCGGCGTCATTCCGCCGCGACCCGATGCGGTTGGTTGATTATCTCTCTGAGGCGTTTGACCTCGGCCATGTGATTGCGGCCGATCTCCGTCCAACGCCGATGAGCGTCCGGCATTTCATCCGGCTTGAGATGTGCGCCCCTCGCCTTCGCCATGTCGCCGCTGGACTCGTTTCTGAACATCGGGCCAGCCTCGCCGAACGCCTCGTGGGCCATGATCGTATGCTCGCGGATTTTCTCCCGAACCGTCATGGCGCGGTATTCGTCTTCGGTCGCTTGACGCCAAGGTCGGACGATCTCGGCTTTCTCGACGGGCAGGCTGGAGCGGACCAGAGGTAGCAACAGGCCAGGCGTGGGGAACTTGGTTGATCCGGACTGGCGCCATTTCCGACAGGCGGCGCGGACCGCGTCTATGGGAAATTCAGCCAGGTCCGAGCACCAATCCCGAAGCCAGCTCGCGCGCTGTTCGACCTCCATCAACGGGGGGCGGCAATGGACGGACAGGGCCTCGATCTCAGCGGCTATTTCGGTTCTATCGGCCATCTTGGGCGTCCATGATCTCAAAGGCTCGGCGACGGGCTTCAGCGTTATCCACGGCGATCTTGTCGGTGATGCTGGGGGGGCCAGTGGCGCGCAGCGGCACGAACTCGGTGACCGGGGGAGCGATGGCGTTCAGGCGCTTATCGCGGAGCGAGAAGGCGTCGCCCTCGACCCACTTCCACGACTGGATCAACTTGCCCTTCGCCCTTTGCCGCATCGCCGTCATGGCGATGGCGTCGAGGACTTCAGCCCAAGTGCACGGCTCCCCGGTGTGAGGTTCGACCAAGGCCCGCAAGTCGGCGGCGTGGTGCATGGCGGTTCTGGTCAGGTCCGCCGCATCTCCTGCGGCCGCCTTCGCCTCATCGAGCATTCTTTGCCACTCGGGCACGCTCGCGCTAATGATGGTGGTAATTCTACTCTGTTCTATTCTACTCTTCTCTAGAGGCGTAACATCTGGTTTTTCCTCGATATTTTCGTTACAGGTGGGGGGGTTCTCCTCGACACCCGCCGACTTCTGTCCGACACCCGCCGACTTCTCCCCGACTTCTCCCCGACCTGACCGGGTTTTTCCGCCGCCCTTGACCTCTGTTCGTTCCTCTTCGAACCGCTTGTTCGAAAGATACCAGACGCCATCTTCCTCGAACCTCAGCAGCTTTCGCTTCTCGATCAGCCTGGCTAGGATCGGGTTCAGTTTTTGCACCGCGCACCCGCAATGGTTGGCGATGTACGCCCGGCTATCCTCAAGCGGGCGCCAGGTTAGGTAAATGAGATCGATCACGGTGTTGTAGACGCCGCGCTCCTCCAAGGACATGCCGACCATGCCGGACAGGGCGTCATCGGGATTGCGCCGATAGAAGTTTTCACGCTTCACGCTCACCAGTCCCGCCCCGGTCCGCGAAGCCGCAGCCGCTCGTAATGGCGCTTGAGGCCATAGGCGATGCCGTTGCTGGTCTTGTCGAAGAGCCTGCCGAGTTCGGCTAGGGTGTAGCGGTTCAGCTCGTAGACGACGGCGAACGCTTCGTGGCGGGGCTCAACGTACTCCTGGCTGTGCGAATGCCCCAGGATGTCTTCGGGCGTTATGCCGTATTGCTCGGCGATGTGGCGCAGGATTTGGGCCACGTCCGGGATGGACATCGCATGGATGGGGAGTGTTGGCTTAGCAAGACGCTCGATGCGCTCTATGGCCGCTAGGACGGGATCTGGAGACACCGCCCGAACGTCAATGACGCACCACCCCCCCATGCGGGCTATGGCGGCGTCGGGGACGCCCCGACCGCGCTGTCGGGCGATGAAGCCACGATCAACGCCACGGACGGGAGAGGCGAAATCTCCGGCGATCATGCGGGACCCCTACACATATCGGCGAAGGCCCCTCATCAGTTGGTTTCCGGTGCGACGGCCTTCGGGCGGGGTCTGGTAAGCGATCGCGCTATGGATGGCGCAATAGGGCCTGCTCCCATCGGCTTTGGCGCCGCACAGGGTGAAATCGTCCGCTTGCGGATCGCCAAATGGCCAGCGACATTCGAAGGCGCGGATCGTCAGGATGTCGCGCCGGCCTATGGACTCCTGACCAGACTGGATCGACGCCTGAGGTTCGGGTTCGACGTGAAGGTTGTTGTTCGCGATGCGGATTGTTCCGGCCCGCACCGGCGGAGCACGTTGGTCTGTGCGGAGCTTGCCGGGGGCGGTCGGGGCGCGGCGTCCATCCAGCTTCAGCCGTACGGCCTTGCCGATGACGGCGTTGCGGCTGAAGCTGGATTGGAACTGCTCGTTGAGCTGCTCGGCGATTTGGCTGCAGGACAGGCCATCGATCCATAGCGCCTTGAGCAGCTCGATCCGCTCAACCGTCCAGCCACCGGGGACAGGCTTTTGCTCCAGGGTGGCCTTGGGCGCGGCGCGCTCGGCTCTGGCCTCCAGGGAATTGCGCCAGGGCAACGTCATGCGCTGCGGCTCCCCAACCCGCGCCACGCGGCTTGATCGGCTATGGTTGATGGATCGATGCCGGCGAGGATCGATGCCGCCCGCTCGACGCCGTGAGCCCACTGAAGCCGAGACAGGGTGTTGTCGTCATAAAGGCTGGGCTCCCGCCAGCATCGGGCGCGGCGCACCGTGGCCGCCTCAAGCCCCCAAACCAGGGCAAGCCCCCGCTCGGAGCAACCTGTCTCTGCCAGAATGCGGCGGATGGCGGCATTGCGGGCCACCATCGCCCTGGCTGTCCGCGACGCCCCGGTGACCAGGGTCGCGGAAACAAGATGGCGAGACGCCTCCTCGTTGATGATGCGCTGAACGGTCTCGCGGATGGGGTGACGGGAGAGGGTCACGCAAAGCCCTCTTGGCGAGCCAGCGACCACGGAAGAACCGTCAACGAGATGGTCGCCGGCTTGGCGGGTTTGGTCGCGGACCAGGTCATGTAGATTGACTGGGCGAGATGGTCGTCCTCGATCACGCCGATGGCCACAAGCAGGTCCTCGGTGGCCTTCAACAGGTTCCCAAGATCGCGGCGGCGGTTGTCGGGACGACTGGCGACCATGGCCAAGCTGTACGGGCCGCCCACGGCCTCAGGGCGCTGCGCCTTCACGGCCCATCTAGCGGATTCAAGCCACGCCCGATATTCGGCGGACTTCAGGGTCTTGGCGCCGACATTGCGCCAGAGGCGGTTTGCGCTGGGCGGGAACGGGATTGTCAAGGAGGTCATCGCGCGCCCCGCAAGGCCGCGTGGACCGCCTGGGACTTCTCGGCTTCAGCGTCCCTTACCCGGCCATGTTTCGCCCTCACCTCCGCGATCTGTCGATCATAGGCGGCGAAGGCTCGTTCAAAGCCCTTGCGGATACGCTTCGCGCGCCAGGAGGTTATGCTGTGGGTTAGTGAGCGGATCATGCCGCGCCTAGGTCTTGCTCGTCAGAAACGCGAGGAGCGTGCTTGCGGCGGTGACGAGCTGGTCCGGATCGCTCGGCTTGGGCTCCAGCATCAGCGCCGCGTGCATGGCGGTCTGGCGGTTGACGATGTTCTGTAGGTCGTAGCGTTCCTGCCGTTCGCGCTCCCGCTCAGCGGCGTACTCTGCGTTTTCAGCGTCGCGTCGCGCGCGCCATTCGGGGTCAGCCATGGGCGCGATCCGATCGGCGCCTAGAAGGCCGTCGTTCATTGCCGGCTGGCCGGCCAGCCGGGCGGCCACCACATCTTCGGGTTGGGGCATATTGGATTTGGCTGGTTCAACATCCATTGGTCTTCTCCTGTTGAAATCGTTCAGTCGTTCAGCAACTCGTCAGCCTTGGCCTTGAGCGGTGTGATCAACCAAAGGCCGGCGCCGGTCGCGAAGCTGAAGGTCACGGTGGGGATCGCCAGAATCCCGATCAGGACCCACAGACCTCCCCACGCCAAAAATCGCAGCCAGCCGTCCGGCGTTCGCCTCATGATGTTCCCTCACTTCTGCTAGGTACTGGTCAGCCCCGTACCCGATGACCATTGCCTTCACGGCGAAGATCACCGGCCAGCCGCCAGCCTTCTCGATTTGGTCAATGGTGGTCAGCGAGGCCCGGCCGGCGACGACGCTGCGCCCTTGGTCCAAGGTCAGCCGGAATTCGCGTGCGCCGTGCTTGGCCGTGTTGCTGGGCCAGCGCATCCGCCAGTAGTCGGCCATTGCGTCGCGCGTGGCTTTGTCAAGGCCCAAGGTGTGTTGTCTGGGCCGTTTGATGTGCGGGAAATCCACCAGCGTCTCCGTCATTGTGAAAGCTCACAAGGCGGGACAGCAGAGCGATGGAGGTTGGACAGAACGGACAGTTTGAAAGCGCGGGGCGGTCCTTGGCTGGAGCCCTGGCGCATATTGGTTCTGGAGATTTGAAGACCGCAGCTAGCCTCCTGAGGGCGGCTGCGAAGTATCTCGACGGCGCGAGCGGCAGGGCGGCAACCCGAGCCGTCGCGACCATTGCGAGGGTGAAGTGATAAGTGTCGGCTCATTTCCTCCCCACGGGAGCCGACCACCATGGGATGGGCCGAACTGCGGTGTGACGGGCGCAGAACGGCTGGAAGCTCGGGGTGCTGTTGGAGGTTCATGCGGCCTCCGCCTGGGCTTGGCGGGCGGTCAGGATTGCTTTGCCGCCGAGGTAGCTGATCGCCCTCTCAAGGGCCTCAACGCTATCGCCAACCACGCCGAGCATGTGATTGCATCCCCGGCAAAGCAGCCCGCGAACGCGACCAGTGGAGTGGCAATGATCAACGTGAAATACGCCGTACCGCTGCGATCCTTCGGTGACGTGGCAGATAGCGCAGCGTCCGCCCTGGACGGCAAGCATCGCTTCATAGTCGGCAAGCGTGACGCCGTACTTTCGGACCATATGGCGCTCGCGGGTTTCGACCTTTACCGCCTGATAGCGGTTCTTTTCGTAGTCAGGACGGCTTCGGCGCCAAGCCTTCTGCCTTTCCATGCTGCAGAGCTTGCAGCGTGACGCCGGCCCGCCGCGATCTCGCCGGGTCCAGAATTCGGAAACCGGCTTTTCCGTCTTACACGCGGGGCAGCGCTTCATGCCGCCACTCCTACTTTGGAGCGCGCTTCGAGGATCGCCCGCCCGAGCCTGTAGGGTATCTCCGGCACGACGGCGTTGCCGAGGCCATGCAAGCGGTCCACCCGAGCGGGAACCCCATGAGCCACTCGACCCACGTTGGGTTCAGCGCTCCACTGTCTGGCGCCGCTGTAGAGGCTGCGACCGCATCCAGCCGCCTCCGATCGAAATTGTGCTTCCACGCTGAGCCGCCGGTTCGGCCGCAACCCTTCCGAGCCGAGCAAGTCATGGTCGGCCACATGCTGCGTTTCACCGTCGCAGGCAGGCCGTTGCGTGGGTTCGTGGCGTCGAAATCCCCGCGCTTCAGTGAGTCGTTCGCCCGCGGCGTGGGCCAGAACCTTACGGCCTGCTCCAGATTGAGGCCGAACCCGTTCCCGGTATGGTGCTTGCCCTTCGCCAGCGTCGCAGCCTTCACCTCGGCTTGGCGTTCCTCGATGCGCTCCTTCGACCAGTCCGCACGTGTGTACGTCAACGTCGGGGTCGGCCAAAGCGGGGCCAAGAAGTTCCGCGGCGACCGCCCGCCGGAGCGCATCGCCGTAGCCTTGGTGTTCGACGCCTCGGGCGTAGGCAACAAGCCAGAGCCGATCGCGACGGTGAGGGGCGCCAACGGCGGAAGCTGGAATACAGTCCCACCACGCATCGTACCCGAGCGCGGCCAAGTCTCCGAGAACGTCTCCAAGTCCTCGACTAAGGAGCGCTGCGACGTTCTCCACGACAACGACGCGGGGCTGAAGTTCGCGAATGAGTCGAGCGTAGTCACGCCAGAGGCCCGAGCGCTCGCCTGCGAGGCCTGCGCCTTTCCCTGCAAAACTGATGTCCTGACAGGGGAAGCCTCCGCATATTGCATCAACGGCAATTCCATCGGCAGCAAGTCGCTCGGCGGTGAGGGTGCAGATGTCATCGTAGGCGCGGACCTCCGGCCAATGGTGTTGCAGGAGGTGGCGGCATTTGGCGCTGATCTCGCAGAACGCCACGGTCTCGAAACCGGCGCGTTCCAATCCGAGCGAGAAGCCCCCGATACCGGAGAACAAGTCGAGCAGCTTGGGCCGCTCGGGGGCAGCGGCTCTTTCTCCGTCGCCGCACTGGTCTATCAAGCGTTCCGGGAGGCCCATATCCTAAGCCCTCCCGTCCAGAAGGCTCAGCGCCGCCGGGGCGACCAGACATCCTGGGAACACCACGCAGAACCCTATGAGGAACCAGGCCATCTAGACCTCGGCCCCGGAGGATTCACATGTGTTTATTTCCCTCAGGGAGGGTGTGAAGCCCGTGATAAATCCGTAGTTGTCTTTTACCAAAATGGCGGTGCAGCTTGCTTCCCGATCAGGGGAGGCAGCGACCATGAGCGCAGAGCAACCGCAATCAGACGGCGAAGCGGACATGCCCATGACGGCAATGTCGGAACTGGTGAGGGTCCTCGTGCAATCGTTCATCGCCACACAGCCCAGGCGACGAGGCGAGGCCTTCATAGCCCATGCGCTAGAGACGTTCAGGCAGGAGGGGTCGGTCTGTTTGTTACGCCCCGCGCGATCCCGAGGACGGCGATCGTCAGACGCCGAAGCCCACGACGGAGCCGAGGCGCTGTTCAGCCGGTTCCTGCCGGTGCTGTATGCGAGCTTGCCGGAACGGTGAATCATGCGGCCTGAGTGCGCTTCCGCTCAGCCAATTCGGCCAGCCGGGCTTCTGTGATTTCTGCGAGTCCCGCACTTTGAGCAGCTCTCGCTGTTGCAGCGAACCATTCGGCGGCGATGGAGTTTCGCCGCTGGGCCTGCTTGGCGGCGCCGGGCGTCATGCCCACCGCACGCCCGAACTCCGCCGGGCCGCCGAGCTTGACGATGATGTCCTTGAACGAGTTGACCATACCGCCAATGGGTACGCTACGTCCCCAATCAGGTCAACACCCATCGTACCCAATTTATCGTTACGATCCGCGCCCATGGCAAAGCAAGCGGCAGGACCGCCAGACCTCAAAACTATCGGCGGTCGGCTTCGACTTGCGCGCGAGAACGCCGGATACTCTTCGAGTCGAGGAGCCGCCGTCGCGAATGGCTGGAACGAGAATACCTATAAAAGTCATGAACAAGGCGAGCGCCAGAAGGATGGCCTCAAGACGGAGTACGTCGAAAAATATGCTCGCGCCTTTAGGGTGAACCCGTACTGGTTGATGACTGGCAACGGTCCGACGACTCGCGACGAGGTCGAGCAGACATGGCAGAGCATGTCGCCAGAGGAACGAACAAAGGCCCTACGGCTCCTCCGGGCTTCCCAATGAGGTCGCCCCTCTACACCGCAGGCTTGCTGGGTGCTCTTTTGCTCCGATCTGGATCAGTTCTCGCGGCCGAGCCAGCGACCCTGCGCGATCTAAGGGCGGCTTATTGCGCGCGCAGCCTGGGGAATCAGGCTGGCGCGCTGCGTGAACTAGCTGCTTTTTTTGCGGGCGATCCAAAATGGGCAAAAGCTGAACAGCTCGCGTTAAATCAACTTTCTGAAACCACCTCCCGCCACCAACGCGTATTAGCTTATATAACACCCAGATTTCATTACATTGATCTGGGCGCGCTAAGGGCTGCCGCAACACAAGCCGACGCCGATTCCGAGCGCATCGAGCGACTTCAGCGTGCCGCTGGGTGCCTCTCGGAAGAGGCGAGCTTGAAATGCTTGGAGCGGGATTTTCGACCTCCGGAGATCAAGGCGGCCCAATCGGCTTGCGATGATTTGAGCTGGATGCCGTTCTAGTCGCCCGACGGGCGAATGAGATCCTCATTCCAGAATAATCTTTTCCATTGGGTACAATATGTGTTGACTTAATTGGGTACCTTTCGTATCCTTCTCTCACACCGAGAGGAACCCACATGCCCGCCGATGGAACCGCCTCAGCGCAAATCGCGCCCACAGTCAGGCTCTTTCCCTGCGACGCCTGCAAGGTCCCTCACCCTCTGAAGGCTCTGAACGAAGCGATGCTTTGTGAGGGGTGTGGAGAGGCTGACGAAGATGAGGATTGCGCGCCTTCAGAGGCTTATCTGCGGCGCTGGGAGAGCACGATATGAGCGCCTCCCAGAGCCAGTCGTGCGCGGACGGAGAAAGAGCCGCTCGCACCGATGCCGAGCCTGCTGCGGCTTACCGCGCCCGCCTGGAGGCCGCCATGGGGGGGCGCGAGCGGTTCGAGCGGAGCTTCGACTGGCGCACTTTCTCCCCGGACAAGGCCGCTCAGCGGGCTCTCGACGACGGCGCAAATGCCTGGGCCGGTGGCGTCAATGCCGTGACCGAAGCGGGCGGCACAGACGAAATGGCCACGCTATGGGGCGAACGCTACTTTCGGAAGTGGGTAGCCTACCAGAGCGCAGGCGCAAGGGTGATGAATTGGATGATCACCGGCCCAGCACGCTTCCCAGTTGAGCGAAACAAGAAGCGCATGGAAACGGAGATGAAGCGGCTAGACGAATTGCTTCATCACGAAAAGCGCGCGGGGGAATGGACCCGCCGGCAGCTTCGTTCAAGCGCCAAAGCTGCTGCCTCTATCGCAGCCCGCGCGTCGGGCGTGGAACATCGCGAGAGTGCGTTCCCTGGTGGTCGGGTCGTGTTGAACAAGCCGCTCGACCGGGTGCAGTTGATCTTCGACGGCCGGCCCGAGCCCGAAGTCATCGCGCAACTCAAGGGCCGAGCCTTCCGCTGGTCGCCTCGCGAGGGCGCATGGCAGCGCCAGCTTACGAGAAACGGCATCTGGGCGGCCGAGTTCATCGCCAAATCCCTTAGCGCGGAGGCCTGACCGTGTCTGAAGTTAATGCGCCACAATACGTTCTAGCCGCTACCTACCTAAGCGGCCCGCGCCAAGGCCAACCGCAGTACTTCGCTTGTTGGACGGCTATTGGCCCGATGGCGACTCCGAAGCTGGAGGAAGCTGAGCGGTTCGAAACGGCTCAGGCCGCCACGCAAAGTCCAGCCTACACGCATTGGTTAAGTTCTTATGAGCCGCAGGCTGTCGCCGAGTCATTGGCGCCTGAGGCCAAGAAATGACCTTCTCCATTGAAATCACCGGCCACCTAGATGGCTTTGCGGTTCGCTACGACGGCGCTGAAGTCGCTGTGTACCCGACCCTGATGGGCGCGGAGACCGGAAGAACTGTCGCCCGCGAAGCCCTGGCTCAGCTCACCAAGCTTATCGGACCCTATCCCTACGCAAGGCCTCTTGGAAGCTTTGAGGACATGGCCATGGGGATCATGGGGCTGGCGACGGATGAGATTGAGGCGCTGCTGTCCAAGCGAGGTGCGTCGTGCCGCTGATCCTTCAGTCCCGCATCTATCGCGCCGATCTCCGTGCAAACCCGAACGTCACCTATGCGTATGGCGACAACGAGGAACGCCGGGGCCTTGGCGGTCAAGCCGCCGAGATGCGCGGTGAGCCTAACGCGGTTGGCATCGCAACCCTGAAAGCGCCCGGCGTCTTCTGGAAAGACGGTCACATTTACGCGGCCCAGCAGATGGCCGTGATCGACGCCGACATGGAGCCGCTGTTCGAAGCCCTGAAGGCTGACCGGATCGTCGTCCTCCCGCTCGATGGCGTCGGGACCGGACTGGCCGATCTCGCCAACCGCTCACCCACCACATTCGCGCACCTGCAAAAGCGGGTCGCTCAACTCAAACAAGCCGGGGGACTATAACGATGGCTCGCGCCAAGAAAGCCGTAGCATCTGAAGAGACCATCGTCTGCTTCAAGGGCTTCGACAAAGACCTGTCTTGCCGGGGCTACAAATACGAGGTCGGTAAGACCTACGAGCACACGGGCGCCGTGGAGGCTTGTGCATCGGGCTTTCACGCCTGTGAAAACCCGTTCGACGTGTGGTCGTACTACGGTCCAGCAGACGGCAATCGCTTTGCTCGGGTTACGGTTTCGGGCGCCCTCGCGCGCCATGGCGAAGACAGCAAGATAGCTGCCGGACGCATCACCATCGATGCCGAACTTCGCATTCCGGAGATCGTGTCCGCCGCCATCAAGTGGGTCATCGACGCCACCAAAGGTAAGGGGGACGATCCCAGCGGCCACTCCGCCAAGATCGGCTCCAGCGGCCACTCCGCCAAGATCGGCTCCAGCGGCGACTCCGCCCAGATCGGCTCCAGCGGCCACTCCGCCAAGATCGGCTCCAGCGGCCACTCCGCCCAGATCGGCTCCAGCGGCCA